GTATCCGATGGCACCATCACCATTCGTGATACCGAGAAGCAGCAACAAAATGTCGATGACCTCAGCCGCGACGTCGAGCATGCCAATAACGCCCTCACCCCTATCTTTGATAAAGAGAAAGAGCAAAACCGGCTACGTGAAGCGCAGCTGATTGGCGAAATTGGCAGTCAGGTGGCAGATATTGTGCGCACCCAGGGGGATATCAACGGGCTAAAAGCGGCGCAAGAGAAGCATGGCAATTTACCAGTGGATCAACTGCGAGAAACCAAAGAATATAAAGACGCCATGAAGCAATACGGCACCGGCAGCGCCCTGCAACAAGGCATTCAAGCAGCGACGGCGGCGATACAGGGGCTGGCTGGCGGTAATATGGCGCAGGCATTGGCGGGAGCCTCAGCGCCGTATCTGGCGGAAGTGATTAAGAAAAGTACCGGAGATAATCAGGCGGCCAACGCCATGGCCCACGCCGTGCTGGGTGCCGTCACCGCCTATGCCAGTGGCAACAATGCGCTGGCGGGTGCAGCGGGTGCGGCGACGGCAGAACTGATGGCACCGGTGATTATCGCAGCGATGGGTTGGGATAAGAACAATCTCTCGGAAGACCAGAAGCAGACGGTCAGTGCGTTGGCCACTCTGGCCGCAGGGCTGGCCGGTGGTTTGACCGGTGACAGTACCGCGGATACGGTTGCAGGTGCGCAAACAGGGAAGAATGCGGTGGAGAATAACTTCCTAAGTGTCAGCGAGAAGACTGAACTTGAGCTGGCGAAGCAGAAACTCCAGAACAGTAAAGACCCAGTGGAACGCGAACAGGCCCAACAGAAAGTTAACGAACTGATGGAACTGGATATTAGTCGTGACAAGAAGGTCATCGAGGCTTGCGGGAATGGTGGCGCGGGCAGTGTTGCCTGTGCGAGTGCAAGATTGGAAGTTATTGTGGCCAAGGGAGGGTATGAAACCGGGGAGTACAACAACAAAGTCAGTCAGATGTACCCGGATGCTTACGGCCAGATAGTGAACCTGCTGAATATCACCAGTGTTGATGCGCAGAATCAGCAGCAGGTGAAGGATGCGATGATCAACTACTTCATGATTACAGCGAAAGTTGATTACCAAACAGCGAAAGCGTACACAGAAACTAAACAGGGAATGGATATCATTCTGGCATCTATTACACCGCTTATTGGCGTACCTGCGGCTAACAAGTTGAGTACATTAGGAAAAGAAGCTAATACGACGGCATCACTATTGAATGAGATGTCTTCCCAAGGAATAAAATACTCCCCACAGAATATTGTCCAAGTTACTAAGAACTCTGATGGAAAGATAATTTTCCTTGAAACAGGTAGCCCAACCTCTGGTTTACAACATATCATTAAAGAACATGGTAGTCAGTTCACACAGATCGGAGTCCCTGAGTCTCAAATACCTAATGTCATTATGAAGGCAGTTGCTGATGACAAAATTGTCGGTTATCAAGGTGCTGGCTCTGGTAGGCCAATATATGAAACTACTATAAATGGGAGAAAATATAACATAGCTATTACTGTGGGCAGTAATGGCTATGTTGTCGGTGCGAATTTACGAGGTGAAGTGAAGTGAAAAAAATTAAATTAATGGCTGATTACGAGTGTTATCCGTTATGGGGTACTACTCCTGATGATTTTGGTGACATCTCGCCGGAAGATCTTCCAATATCATCCAATCTTAAAGATAGAATCTATAGCTGGGCTAAAAGGTATGATGCAATACTCAATATGGATGATCCCGCATCCTCAGGATTTAAGGATAAAGAGGAAGAAGAAAAATTTATAACGGATGGGTGTGAGATTGCACAGCATTTACAAGATGAACTAGGTAGTCAATATGAAGTTATATATCATTCTGAATACTAAGCACCTCGTTCCCTGTGAACTGATCCTAAAAGTTGAACAGTAGCACACCTACTGCATGAGCGTCGCCGCTGCGCAGCTTCGGGGGTGTTCAGCACCTGCGCACCGTTTTATACTCTGCTGCATAATAATTTCCTCAGGTATTCATTCTCATGGCGCGCAATAAATCCCGCGAAAACGAAAAACCAGCAAAACCGGTAAGCCGAGTATTTCCCCGGCAGCCACATGCATTCCCCACAGAGCTTACCCAAAGCGATTTCTGGTCTCTGTACCACCAGAAAATGACGACCACGCACCGACTGAGTTCTTTTATGACTCGCAGGATGAGGCCGTTCGACACAGTGTGACGCAGGGGCCACAGTTGTTTCTCGACACCCAGCGTTACCCACCTGTCGTCAATATTATCCGGGGGGTTGAGCGCAACTGAAATCAAAAAGTTGATGTAAATGGCACTTCAACAAATGAGGTTTATCGTCATGATTTTTATTCAATAATGATTGAATCTCTTTTGGCGTTGTCTATGCTTGCCTTTACGATTTTATTTGCTGTTTTTATATATAAGGAATTAGGTGGAGTTAGATTTGGGCGCGATTTTTTTATTTTTTGACTATATATTTTTTTGCTCAGGTAAGAAACCAAATGCTGCCGCGCTATCAGCCTTTTTTATTTTTATATTTGGATCGGCATTTAATTACAAACAAGAAATTGACACTAATGATATTCTGATGGATATAGATTTGTTTTTAGGTGTTATCCTTTTTTTCATCCACTGTCGTTTTTTTCGATGTGGATTATGAAAGAAAAAAAGGCATTATTTTTTGTAAAAGAGCTTTTTTTTAATTTAAAATTACAACCTCGCTTCATAATTTTATGGTTGGCTGGGTTTCTATTTATCATATTGGTTACACATCGTATTTACCGTTGATTTTTTTACGAAAAATAGTAATATAAAAGGGTTTTAATATGTTATGTAATACATGCAGATTAGAAGAAGAAAATAAATCGTCTGGTTTATGTACTCACTGTGAAGATAAGGAGGCTGGAAAAATAAATGGCATTTTGTACCTCCCCGCTTTAGAAATTATAAGCAATACACTCGGTGGTTTTCTGAGTTTATATATTGTTTTTCCATTATTCATTAGCACTTATAATTACTCAGGAGAAGTAACAATTTACGGAGTGTGTTTATTATCGGTTTTAATGATAAATATCGTCATTACACTTTCTGCAGCATATTTTTTCTTTCGACGCAAGATGAAAACAAGAAAAAAAATGATTATTTATTATATTTTCGGATTGTTTTATGCATTAATTGTTGTTGTCTTTCCAGCGCTTTATTATGAAGCAACGCCAACCAAAACAGACATTCGTACATTAGTGAGTAGTATTATTGGAGTAGTGGTCTGGATACCATATTTTCTATTATCTAAAAGAGTACCTGTCGTTTTCAGTAGGTAAATATTGTTGTGGAGAATAACCATCTAAATCTTGCCAATAAGATCGAAGTGGAACTAATAAAAAACTCGAAAGGAGATGAGTAAATGTACGCGAAACTGGTTATTTCTGGGGTTATGGTAACGTTACTGAGTGGATGTACAGCAGGTTTTAGGCCTTCGCTAGAAGACTATAAAGGTTCAGATTCAGCACGAATTCGCGCTGCATCAGATGGCAATACAGCTCTGCAATTTTTTGAAAAACAGACGAGTGGTTGCTATAAAAAAGTTTTAGAGCGCCGAATTACGTCTGGTCTGGCTGTTATGGGGATCCCTGTCACGGGAAATAAAAAAATAGGAATGCCAGACTCATCTTATAATAAGGGAGCTTTCATAAATGAATTTACTATCAAGCCAGGGCAACTAGTGAGAGTAATCCATTACTGGGTGGAAAATGGCTACTATCAAAATACTCAGCGATCTGACACTTATACATTCATTCCTCAACCAAATCATGATTACGATATCGTCGTTACTGGTTCAGAATTCTCAGGAGATAGTGTATCGGTAAGAGATCTGGATCCAAATGCTAAGATAGTAGATTGGAAAGTAAGTGAGATCTGTCCCTCCAGCATGTTCGACTAATTAAAAACGATCTCTGACACTGGCGCTGTCCAGCACAATGGGTAGCGCCCTGAATACTGCCGTCACCACCGCCAAAGAGGCCCGCTAAGAAAGCAATGGCCGCCAGGCTGCCCTCAGTGGTGTGCAGGCAGCGAAAGCGGCAATGCCAGAAGCTCTCAATCAGAGTTGGTCGATTGATTTTATGCACGACGCGCTGGTGTGCGGTCGACGTTTCCGAACCTTCAACGTCGTGGATGATTTTAACCGCGAGGCTTTAGCCATCGAAATTGACCTGAATATCCCGGCGCAGCGAGTCGTCCGGGTACTGGACAGGATAGTAGCAAACCGTGGATATCCACTGAAGATGCGGATGGATAATGGGCCGGAACTGATATCACAGGCTCTGGCGCAATGGGCTGAAACCATGGTGTGATGCTGGAATTTATCTGTTCAGAACACTGAATGAAGCACGGGAAATAACGGAGCGTTGGCTGAATGAATATAACAGTGAGCGGCCTCATGAATCCCTGAATAACCTGACGCCGGAAGAATATGGGCTGATGGCTAAGAAACTGGAAATCTCAAAAAGTGCGTGGAACTAAAGCAGGGATACTTACTCCACCACTACGGAAATAGAATATGCAGATGGCATAATTCGCGCCCTAGAAGCTTATGATTCTGACATTCTGCCATCCTACATTTATCTGAACCAAACCCACCATGTGCAAGTATACAAAGATACTGTTTGGCAGCCTGTAGCTCGTTCACTGAAGGTGGCCGCACTAACTCATTAACCTTTAAAGCAAATTCTGGATAAGGCGTCTGCTCTGGTGCACATTCAATGTACCATTTCTGGCCGCACTCCATGCAGTGATACATGAATTGTGAGTAATCAAGCTGTGGCTCGAAATGCTCACTATCCGGTGTTTCGAAGTAGTGATTATGGATTAAGACCCCAAAAAACTGGAAGCCCCGATCCAGATATTCGATTTCAGCCACACAAGTTGGAAGTTTTTTACAATTACACATAGACCTAACCATTGAGTTGAACCGTGCAACGGATGCCCGTAGAACGCGAAGTGATAATTTGGGTGCCTTACAGCTCCAGGAGCTCTTGAACCCAATCGCCCCAGCATTCGCAACCAAGTTGAGACTCAACTGTATTTGGGCGGGATTCAAGCCACCATGCCTTTACCACTTCATATTCAGAGAACGTAAGCGTGAATGGACGCCAACTAGCCATCCTACCATCTTGATCACATGGGTCATTGCCAACCAGGAAAAATTCATTCAGAAAGGGCAATGGTGGAAAATAGCCAGAACCGCTAATGACACCAAAGATGCCATAAAGCACTTTGGAGTTTTCATCTAAAACTCGTTTAGCATTATTAATGCTATCCATAGAAATCCATTTGTAAATAGACCCATTTTAGTTCCAGGTATAAGACAGGCTGCAGTTGTCACAAGGATCCAGTTCAGCGCAGATACTCTTTTTCGTAGAGTGGTTCATGCTCCTCGAATCGCAACCGACAGGGAATAGACAACTTCCGTTTCCACGATTTACGCCACACCTGGGCAAGCTGGTTAGTCCAGGCCGGTGACCTGCCGGCCACTCCCCCCTGATATATCCCCAGTATTTGTGTTACAACTTATTCGTTCTATGATGCTCAAGTAAAATTCAAACTTGGATGTTTATATGCTTCGCTTAATGTTGCTTCTATGCTACACCCTAAATCTATTAGGGTGTACCTCGGTCGCAGATCAAAAGCAATCTTATGATAGCTATACAATAACTCCTGGTATAGGTATAGAAAATCTTTCACTTGGTGATTCCATCGAACATGCCACATCAAATTTTTCAAAAGATTTCGTAATGAAGGATGGTTATCTACTCCTTCCAACGAAAGGGATAGATGCTTCGTACAACAACGAAGGAAAAATAGCCGCAATATTTCTGTATTATAGACTTCCAAAATACAAATCATTTGAAGGCATAACCGATAAAGGGATAGGCAAAAATAGCTCCATACAAGATGTATATAAAGCCTATGGAACCCCAACAAGGGAAGGTGATAGTGTAGTTTCAGAGTTTGGGGCAATGCCTGGAGCGCATGAACACACGATAACCTATCGTCACTCCGGTATAGAGTTTACTTTTTGGGATAAGCAACTTGCGGACATCCGAGTAATTAATTCACGCTAGCTGCGTGAGTATATTCTTGGGGAACAAATTGCCTTATCTATAGAGATAAGTCTGGGATACTCATACCCTAACCCACGGCTAACCTACTGCCAGGCTCTCGGAGGGGTAATGAAGTTTGATTGGACTATCATTATTCTGATTGTGGCGACTACGCTGAGCCTTTTTTATGTTTTCGAAATGGCAGAGTGGTTTATGCGATGGTGGCATGAGGCTGAGATGTTCTGAAGTGGCTAACCTACTGCTATCCGATGGATGACCGAGAAAGAAGATATGAAGGAGTATATAGTTCCCGCAATCTTAGTCTTAGCTTCTGTTATAGCTATTTCCGCAGTAGCGGCTATTACCATAGCCTTGCTGGGTAATGGCATAAAAATTGGTGATATGACTTACTATCTCAGCTAGCACATAGATGTCACGGCTAACCTACTGCTAGGGTGGGGTGAACAAATACAGCGAATCTGGCAAAGACCGGAGCGCTACAAAATTACCGGGAATTTACACTATTCGATCATCACCTTAATTACTAAGGATTTCATATGGATATAGTAGAAAACAGCCTTCCCGGTCAACAGCTTGAAATTGAAGTATTTCCGGTAAAAGAAGTTGAAGTTGAAGGGATTCAGGTGGGGGTGCTTAACAATGGTACTCCATATCTTACAATGCGTGGATTATCACGGTTATGTGGTGTTGATCCTGCCGCCATAGCAAGACTAACTACTAATTGGATAGAAGAAAGAATTGGATAGAAGAAAGACAAAAACCAAGAGGTCAAAAAATTGACCTAATACTCCAAAATAAGGGCGTAAGACTTACCCAGCTATACTGGACTGTTAAGAACAATGGTGTGGATGTAAGAGCATTCCCCTCATCAGTCTGCATGGCAATTTTAGAATATTACGCATTCGATGCAGAACAAACAGATAAAACTACGGCTCTAAAAAATTTCCGAGCACTTGGTGACAGTGCACTAAGAAGATTGATATTCCTTAGCGTTGGAATAGATCCAGAAAATCCATTAAGAGGTGCTTGGCAATGCTTCCATGAACGTCTTCAGCTAAACTCTCAGACACCTTTTGGCTTCTTCTCTATTTTTAGTGAAATGGCTGATCTTTCATTAAAAATGATAAACTCTGGTTTTGATTTTGGCCCCGCAGCGATACCAGATATTAGCGTTGGTACGTTCTGGGGTAAGCACTGGGTTTCACAAAACCTCGATGCTAAATATGGCAACAGAACTAGACATCCTCATATGTATCCAGATTGGTTCCCGCAGCACAAAGCGGGCCCTATTGAAGCCTGGATATATCCAGATGATGCTTTGGGTGAGTTTAGACGTTGGATGCAACAGTCTTACTTGCCAACAAAATTCCCTGCATATATTCAAAATAAAGTTAGAGACGGGGCTATCCCTCAAGTCAATACAGTTGGTTTACTTAGCCAACTGAAAAGACCTGAGCTGCCTAAACTAAAATAACCGCCCCACTCTAACCCGGCCCCGCTGCCGGGTTTACCGAACAGAACTATAAGATGCATGTAACCTATTCGCCGACGTCGCTGTCGGCTTTTTTGTGTCTGTAACATTGCTATGTTACCAAAGTGTTACCATGCTCAAATTGCCACACCAGAACATTGAATCATCCAAAATTGATTACCTAGCCCACCGAGTCTCGTGTGGGCTTTTTTGTGCTTAAAATCTCTCACCCTATGAAGTATTGCATAGGGTAGAAACCATCAGCATTATGCTACTTTCAGAGTTTTGCTCACTCTTATTGCATGGAGTAATCATCCATAATCTAATATGCTGGACAGGGATTAATATGGCAATAACAAGGGAAGGTTATGGATTCATCAAGATTTATTAAAGCTATGGCTGAGGGAATCAAGTCTATCCCCGTGGATTTATATTTGGGTGTTGAGCGAACCTTTCAAGATTTGAATCTTTCAGACGGTGGTCGATATTATCAGCAAAGAAATATGTTTGATGATAAGCGTTTTATAAACGCTTTCAGTAATCTCATTCGCGATCGATATATTATTGCTAAAGTAGCAGATATCATCATTCATGATACGCTCAGCCGTCTACCGGATGAAATAATTCAACAACTGTACCAAGAGCTTATTTATAGTGCCACTGGTAAAGCCACTCGTATGTCTGCTCAAACGCTGATAGCAGGTCACATAAGTGGTAAGGTCGTTAGTGGCTTAGTTGCTGGGATTGCAGTAAAACTTAGTTTAAGATTTGGCACCACCATTATGATTTCCGGTGTCATGTTTCAAGGCATTATGGCGCGAGCATGTGAAGCATCGCGAATATTGGCTAGAGAGAATCCAACGCTTTTTAATAAGCTAAAACCGGATGACTACGATATGTTGTTCTTTCTTTTTGAGAAGCCATTCGAGCGTTTTATTAAACTAAGTAAAATGGCAAAAAATAATCCTATAGCTTTGAGGCATTTTGCAGATGAAATCAAAAGTTATTAATGGGTTATTGCGTTTTGCCTTTGATATAATTGGGACTATAGTGTCATTTGCAGTAGTAGTAGGGTTGGTTGTTGCTTATGCCTTCTATGAAGGGATAACTGCCTGGCTGGTCGCTATCGGCTCCATCGTAGGCGGGGCTATAATCTTTTGGGTTGTACAAAAATACAGTGATAAATTCACGGCAACAAAACAGAAATAAAAAATTGTTCACCGCTAATAGTGATATCTGTCATTTTAGTCCACGGTAAATAGACCGGGCCATTAAGCCCGGTTTTGTATTTATTATTCTGGCGCTACAGGCCAATCAATCTCCGGTGCCGCGTCAATATCAACACGATTCAACAACACCCGATATTTCTTCCAGGTCTGAAGCGCCGTAACTTCATCAGCGTTAGCCATATTCAGATCAACTGCATCTTGCAGTGGCGCTATTTCACTATTTGCTTGAGACATTAGTTCAGTCTTTTTATATTCAGCCTGCGCGATTAACTCAATTTCGGATGGCGGTTGGACGTCAACCCAGCACGGCATACCATCAGCGCCTGCTTTCCTTTCTTTGCCCGCTGGAGCCGTAATAAATTCTTGAAATAATTTATTGCTCACCTCTACAGCATCATCCGGCCAGTTTCCCGCCGTGACGTATTGCTCGCGCAACTCATCAGGATAAAAGCTGTTGTCAATTGCACTGTAAAATACTTTCATTTTATTCTCACTTAGTTAGTAGCCAATCGCCCAGCAAGAGTTTGAAGCCGCACCCGGATAAGTACTTGACACTGTCGCACCGGTACGATTTGCCGCCGAAATCGGCCCAATATTTGAGTATTTACTGTCGCCTGAGGAGTTTTCAGTCATGGCAAAATATGAGAACACTGCGTTGGGGAATGTGATCGGGAAATTCCATTGAGCACCAATCAAGGCCGCAGTGGTTGTTACGCGGCCCCATTGAATTATCAATCCACCCGGCAATTTTTGATAACCACTTGCGCCAAATGAGACCCCGAAGCTATTCATATCCGGTATCTGATTAGCACCCGTACCCACATCCCGCAACGCAGCCCCTTTTAAACCAAGGTTGGCAAGAGTGGCGGCAACCGCTGCCGGGCCAGCGGCGGCAATCTCAGCTAGGTTGCTCGATATTTTTAAGGTTGCATCACTTACTGCTTTAATAGCTTTTGGTGTTGCAGCTAATACTTCACTGTTGCTATTTGTGAGGCTGCTTAACTGTGTAATACCTGCAATAGTTGTTGATGCTTCGGGTAAATTAGCATTGGCATACGTCTTAACAGCCAGTTCCAGATTTGTTAGCAGCGTAGCTGTATCACCATCATCCAGTACATCATGCGCTGAACGGTTCGCAATAAATTGAGCCAGTACCGACGCCACGAATGCGGATTGACGCCATACTTTATTTAACTGCTCTGACTTTGCCACGCCAGAAGAGAAGCCACCAGAACGTGCGGCTAACGCCTCATAATCTGCCTGCGCCATTACATTCGATTCAGCGCCAAGTCCGAACGGGAGAATTTCATTAGCCATTTGTTGCCCTTAATGGTGAACCCCAGGATGCACTATCGAACCCTCGGGAATATTCGTTATCTAAATCGAAGCCGAACAATGCGCCAGCCTCAGTTGAAATGATGTAATTCGTGACGCCAACACCAGCCGGTTTGACGTCTAAATATCCCTGTGCGATAACCGCCCGCATCACCGATGAGATTTGCTCGCCAGCAATGTAAATAGTCATGGTCATGTCGAAGTTATCGACAGCGAAAATCTTGGTTCGCCCATCAGGGAAAATACTCTGGTAAATATCACCGAGGGTTTCCACTGTGCCATCCCAGTGATTGGCCTGGATCTTTGCCCGAAGTATCGTGCGGTAAGTCTCATCGTCCAATCGAGTAAAGCCTGTTAGCGAGTCATACGGCCCTTTCCAGCTCCCCAAATCAAAACCCAGGCCCTCGGTATCCATCGAAAAATAGACATCGGTTATTGGTGTCCTGATATTCCGTCCAATCCCAACCCACAGACCAAAAGCATCCTCCTGATTGCCTATTGAGCTATCGAGGTCAAAGTCGTTTGTAAGTTGATTTGTCGTCTGCTGGATGCCAAGAAATGGCGCAGTAATTAGAGATATATGGTCGTAAAACTTAGGCTTATTTTTGTGATAGGACGTAATGAGATTTTGATATTTAGTCTCACTCATTAAGTCACCACTAAGGTTATATTTTCAGGAACACAAGCTGCCGCGTTGTTGAATGCTATTGGTATATTTTCCTCCAATAGATCCAATGGAGAAATACCTATTTGCAAAAGGGTTATATCGTAGGTAAGGCGCTCAGCGCTGCCATTTAATTGAGCGGGTAAATAGAGACTGTTGATTCTTACGGGCTCACCAATCTCTATCGCATTAATGTATTCAGCGATAGCATTTTGAATCTGAGATCCAATTGATGAGGTATATCCCACCAGCGCTTTTATTTCCAAACGGGCATAAATCAACACAGTACCTTTTCGGAAGAAACTAATAGGGTGAACGATGCCATATTTATCTGTGATTGGTATTGTCGTTGTGCCGTACGTACCTGACCCCGGCCCTTTCTTCAAGGCGATGTTTTTTGCAATTTCTGTCGCATCGCCACCATCGACCACAATAGAGATAGAATGGCTGGGTATCCCATTGGAGTCCGTAATGTTGGTGTCGTTCTCATAACCTCGGTACCGCTCTACCCCACCAATGCCTGCAATCGACCCCAGAATGCCATCCAGTACCGTACGCGAAGGTAGTGCCACCGAGGATGTTTGTCGCGTACGTAATTCAGCATCCAGCTCAACAGGCTTACCCGGTGTGGCCCCTGACGGGTTAATGACGCTTAACCAGCCGCGCGTCGGCGTAGCTATCTCTTTTATAGTATTGGCCAAGGCAACCGTCGCACCCGGTACCGAGCAAATAGCTGTGGCCGTTGCGGTGCCATCAAGTCCAATAATCACACTCGCAGGCAGATCCCAGCGAACGCCATCCGCATCACGCGCGGAACCATTGATAATATCTAACCCCACATTACCGGCAATCAATAAATCGACCGTCGAATTCGTTTCTTTACTGCGCTTAATTCCGTTGATTTTCACATTACTGGAAAGGCCATTCCCTACCGCGGTTGCCGGAGAAAATGAGTTATAGACAGCAATAGCGCTATTGTTAGCATCGTGGATGGCCAGTGCATAGATACTGACCATTTGCCCATCTTTACTGTCAGCATCCAGATAACTGTCAGTGCCATAGATTTCTTGGAAATAACTGACCAGAGTGCTGCGTATAGTCTCAAAATCGGGCGCAGTTATCCCCGTAGCGCTGACAATTACATTCAGCCCTAACGTATTAAGGTTTAACATTTATGCCTCGCTAGTAACGGTGGTGGTGCCGTAGATGGTGTCTATTGTTGCGGTAAAAGTGACGCGACGATTATCGCCGCTGTAGCTGGCTTCAAACTCCAATATTGCGTTAACACCTTGCGTATCAAGAATGCGTTCGCGAATAGCCAGGATATAAACATCAGACCGTTGTTTGCCGAGTACCGATTGGATATAAGGCGTACCCTCAGTTAAATCCAAGAACCATTGGCCACGCCATAATTCAAAGCGGGTTTTCACCGCCTGAGCGACCGCCTCCGGAGAGTCGATAAGAAAAGTGTTATCACCCTGGCCGAATGTGTAATCGCCGTTCTCGTCCTCTCTGCGATAGCGCATATCAATTTACCTTGCCTGAGCTGCCGGTGCCTGGCTGCACGTCTTTATGGGTGTGAGTGTCGTCGATCGTCTTGCCGTTAGAGATAAGAGTACCGATGAATTCAATAGCACCGGTGATTTTCGCAGAGACACCCGCCGCCGCACTCCCCACCAGCCCGCCAAGGAACGTGAACAGGCCATTAACCAGAACCTCAGCTGAGAATTCGGCTTTCGGCGTCACAATATCGAGGCCACCAGGTGCCACGATTTTTATCTTTTGGGTTGTCGGATTAATTTCAAAGTAGGTCGAACCATCATCACTACGGAACTGTGCGGCACTGGTGCTGATGCCGCTGATTTTCTTTGCTTGCGACTGGGGGCCAATGATGGCAAAAGCATCCGATAAATCATGCTGACGTTCGTCAACCGTTTCCTGTATCTCACCTGACTGGTGCCAGAAATCGATACACCGATCACCAAAAACCAATAAACACTCATCCCCAGCCTTGATGGGGAATGTCATGGTAACGCCACCGCCGCGCGGGAATATCACCGGCACATTAGTCAGCACCGAGAGATTTATTGATTCCCCGCCCGACTCGCCCTTAATGCCGATCTGGATATCGCAAGTTACGCTGTCAGCATTAAATGACTGAATAATCCCCGGCATTGATACGCGCAGCTGAGACGACACAGATGACTGTAGCGTTCGCAGTGTTTCGGCTAGCTCCCCCGAACGGGAGTCTGTTGTTACCGTCATGGAAAAACTCCAATAAAAAACCCGCACATTGGCGGGTTCAGAACACTAGCGAAGATATTCGCCGAATATAGATTGCAATAATTAATTTTCAGTTTTAATTATTACTTCTCGTGGTTTCATCATTTGAAGCGCCCTGGCGAAACAATATGGAATGACAGCCCATGCAATTCCCATAGCTGCACCAGCAGCTTGTTGTGGTGCGCCATTTGCCCCCATAGTCATAAATACACCTTGGAAGAAACCAATTGCACTACAAAGCACTACTATGCCCCAGATAATTTTCATTCGATTATTCAGCCGCTGGAAATATAAGGAAAATTAATACTACGGTTTATTTCAGCACTATGCAAAATATAATCGGCAATACCTTCTTATATGAAAACTATCACTACAGAATATTATATTCACACTAATTTATTTAACTAACTTTCTTACACGGGAACGAACCTATAATTTTCGGTGCATCCATATTGTTCTGTAAGAGTTGGACATTTAGAAATGCCTTACCATCACGCTTGATAAACTGGAAGCCGTACATGTTGCCATCGCGGGCGGGCATTAAGGCCATTTCCGTTTTAACATTGTCCCAATCATCTTTTTGCTTTAGGAAGGTGATTTTTTGCGAGGTTACTTTTTCACCGTTAATATATGTCCAACCGTCCGTAGCCGCATGGAGCCTGAAGTTACCGCACTGTAAATCAGCTAAAGCAGCTCCGCTTGTTAGCGTTAAACTAATAACCAAAAGACGAATCGCGACAAAACTGGTGCATCTCATGAGTAAACCCTTTGCTGTGCTGACGATGAATACAAATCTCTAGCCCCTCGCGCTTCACACATCATGTCCATATAAAACGGGTTGCCGCGCGTATCGCCAGTATAGCTAATCCCTCTAACGATATACACTCCATCGGTAGCGATGCTGGCTGGTTGACTTAATGCCCCGCCAACGGTCACGTTGCCATTGTTATTTTGCTCACCAAGCCTGCCGCCTGACATTTGAACTTCTTGACTAGAAAGCGTCGCACGATAGACCGACTCCTGGTTCAACTGAATAAGCCCATTTAACCGAATGTTGGGGTTAATGAGGCAACGAACGTTAACACCAGATCCGATAGTTTGCTGAGGCATACCGATTAAGCCTGTGTTGCTATTCAGTACAATGGCCTCATGCACATACTTATCGTTCGGTACCATATCAACCTTGCCGTTTACAAATTGCCAGGTGGCCTTGCATTGCTTGGCAACGTTATCCAGATAATCCCGTGTCATGCCATACATGGTTTTGCCGCGCGGGAATACCGTAGTGGGCATTTCCGGCATAACGCCCTGAGTGATGCCGAATGGCGCAAGGTTGCGCATAAGTAGGTTATTAATATCGGCCACGGTATAACCTGCCGCTACGGTCTGGTTTATTGTGGCGTTGATAAATGCATTATGACCATCAATAGCCTGTATCAGAATAAACGTATCTGTGGGGTTATCCCGGCCCGTTATCGTATAACGGATATCGCCGGAGAAAATCTCACCGAAATTAGCCTCTTCCTTTTGTCCGTCCGGTGAGGTTGAACCGTCATAGCCGGCAATCAATCGTAACTTTGAAAACTCGGTACCGGTGATTCGGTTAACGGTATTTTGTGAGAGGTTATAAATTTTAAAAATGGCCGCGCGTGGGAATGACGTGTTGTACCATTCAATATTAAACGTCACCTTAAAATCAGTGAAATTAATCCCCTTTCCTTCATTGTCCAATAGCATCAGTTCAAAGTGGCGTATCCAGTTCTTACTCATGAAAACCCCATAAAAAAACCCGCTCAGTGGTGGGTTGGATTGAGTGAAATTGATTTAACTATTTTGCGCAAAATATAAATGACTGCCGGTACCAAGGTTGGTCTTGGTCGGATATTCCTCGCGACTGTCATCACTAAGCACGGCAAATACGCCACTGATACCCAAATCAGGATATTGCTCCAGTAGGTCAACACCGACCACCAGCGGCACTCCGCACAGCAGATCTGCGCCGCCACTGTCTCTGACATCCATAATCCAACCCGCCGCATCGCGATAAACCAGGCGCAGGTTAAGCGCACTTTCACCGAGGACAATATTGAAAAACTGATTATTGGCCGTTAATGGGATTTCTTGAATGTTCATGTCAGGTTCCCTTTAATCCAATCAAGGCCCGATTTCAGAACTGATGTGTTTGTTGGTGTTGGTGCTTTGGTGCCGGTGTTTTGCATGGCTGATGTGCTTACCCCATCCTGCATATTCTCTTTATCGGCCACCATGATTGACTCAGTTTGAGACAGAATAACTTCTCGCAGAGTAAGAACACACATCAGCACGTTTTCACTGGTTTTTTCGGTTGTGACCTCAACGGCGCGAATAAGCATATTCCTATACTTCCGCTTACCGGTAATAACGTCTATCGGCGCTCTACTGGATTGTAAATCGAGGATTTCCTGATAGACCTCATTCGGACTTTTACCTAGGCTTAAACCTATCGTTGAGGTGTCCACAAAATCCAGTAATGAACCACCACCCGCAAAACCCAGATCCATTGTTACTTCAGCGGCACGTTTGTAGGCGTGATCGTTAACCGCTGCGCCAATTTCAACCGGGTGTTCTGTTATCTCCAGTGCATCTTGATGCTTTTCAGAGATAATCACGCTGGGTACCAGCAACCCAATTTTTCGTGTTTGCTGCCGGAAGATGGCAGAAAGAATATCCATTCACCCTCCTAGCGGGTTGCTGTATGTAATTGCTGGGTAAGCCGCGCATTGACATTGGTCTGCCTACCCGCCACCTCATTACCCGCTGATATTGGATCAGTGACACCGGTGATATAGATATTCGTTTCCTGCTGGAGTCCTTGTTGTGGTGCTCCACCAGCTGCACGGGCTATCAACTCGCTACTGTAAGGGTTGCGCCCATTCTCATGATGGATAATGCCCCCCATCAATGCCGACATCACCTGTGGGTTTTCCAGATTCAAGACCGCATCGGGGTGAACATTGAGCATTTTCGATAACTGAGCAATATAAGCACCTGTATTGTTTTCACTGCCTGGCGCCCAGGTAGAAATAATATCAGTGAGGGTTTGCAGCGGCTTACCCGTCGTCTTGCCGGTAAAGTAACGCATTAACTGCCGGGCCATAGCCTTGAGTCCATCATAGGCCGTCTCAAACTTCGCAAAGCGTCCCCCTGGGCGTTCCAGCGAGGCGCCATCCTGCCCTACATAGTTAATATTGCCCGGATTGTTATTCCGTATCCCTCTCGGGTCTGTGGCATCACTTTCACCACGCAACCACCGACCAACACTTCTTGGATCAAAGCCAGTTTTATCCTTAACCCAATCGGCGGCACTATTCGCGCTATCCGTTACCGCTGGCAGCGCATCGGGTTGATCGCTACCTTGACTGAGTAGCGCTTTTCCTATTCTGGCCACCTCAACCCAATTGCCGTCTTTCAGCGCATTAATCAGGTCGCCAATCATTGATAACATCTTGCCGAACTCGCCGAATTGCTTCGTCAGGTTCTCAATGTCGCCTTTGAGTGACCAGTTTTTCAGATTAATGTTAAGTAGACGGGCAATCTCAACGCCCACGCCTTTAATGGATTTCGTTAGCTCATCCACCCCCTTGAGAGCAGCGTTTATCTCCGGTTCCCACTGGCCCCAGTCAATCAGGCTATTCCCGCCCTCTTTCCACGTTTTATAGTCGTCGTACAGGGCAAAAAGCGCTGCGCCAAGTGATAGCACAATGCCAACTGGGGATGTTAAAAAGGCTGTATTCAGCAATCGCCAGACCACCAGCAAACCGCCAAATAGCATAATGAGTTGCTGCGTTGCCGGGTCTAGTTTTTTAAACCATGACATAACGCCATCAATGGCCTGTCCCGTACGCCACAGTACGCGAGTGACTGCGTTACCCGCCCAGAGAATGCCCTTAATGACTTTCATCAGAACAGCTTCAATCTTCGGCCAGTTATCGAGAAGTTGCTTTCGCAACGTGTCAATATCACCTGCCAGCCCATAAGCCAGATTTGAACCGATTTTGTCTCGCGCCTGACCGAGCGTCATCGTGAGGTCACGCATGGAGGTCATAAAGCGATTGGATTGCCTAGCAGCGACCTCAGCATTAAAACCAATCTTTTTAGCGGTTAATGCATAATCAGCGCTGAACTGCCCCAACCCCTTACGCATTGCCATCAGCGTATTTTCATCAATACCCAGCATCTGCGCGTACTGATTGGCACGGTAATACGGCATGCTGCTCAGTTTTGCACTGAGGCCGGTAAAGATAGCCGAGGTATCGCGCATGCCACCGTTCGCGGTGCGTGTCTGAACACCAAGGCGGTTTAGAAACCCTTCGGCCCCCGGGCTGCTGCGAATAAATCGGGCAAGACTTTCGAGTGAACCTTGCGCTGAGGCGGCATCTACGCCCAACTGAGACGCGGCATAACCCAGCGCTTTGATGCCTGCCACCGATGCGCCAGTGCGCTGAGAAGCGAAATAAACTTTATCCAGCCCACTGGCAATTTTGGTAGTAAAGCCGACAACAGCCAGCGCCGCCCCTTCAACAACTGCGCCCATTTTCAGTACATTGGCGGTGACTCCGGCAACCACCGCAGAGAATTTCTTTTCTCCCGCCTCATCCAGTTCAAAGCCAAGACTGACCAGAAAGTCCTTAATGGTTTCAGCGTTGCTCATTGTCGGCTCTCCATTTGTCTATTTTTGCCTGGTTCTCAGCCTCCAAATCGAGGTAATCATTCAGCAGGGCAATGTCGAGCAAGTCTATATTGCCGCTTTTGATTTCCCCCATGGTCGTGAGTTGGTGCTTTACCGGGCGCAAAATAAAATCCTCCCCACCAGGCAACGTATCCAGCATTAAGCCGCTGGCGGTTCCACCGTCTCGCTCTCTTGGAGTTCGCGCAAAAAATTTCCCACCGAGTCACCCACCACCCGACCGACGATTTGCAACATTGCCATCAGGTCAATGTCATCAAACATCAGTTCGCCGCCGTTAAAGATCGGGTTATAGGCGGTACCATTCTTGCGTGAAACCATCGCCAAACAAGGATGAATAATGGCGTTGCAGTCCTCTTCGCTGATATCTGAAAGCGATTGAGCGATACTGGGTAATGCCGTCTCAATGGTCACCGTGCCACTGCGCAGGTCTTTGAGGATGCCCGCCAGCAAAGGCAATAACTTGCGGGATACCTTCAGTTGTGCAAATACATCGAGTTTCTTAGAGCGGTACTCAATACCTTTAATCGTGAATTCCATTACTTACCCCTTAAAAAGTACCCAGCAGTTGGTCTACTTTGATGCAGTCAAATACCCATGGCACCAGTGCGCCGTCTTTGGCGTTATTGAAATCAGGCTGCTTTTGAAACGCACAGCCACGCGCCGCAAACGTGTCACCGCTGGCGGTGTTGCGGATAAGAATGATGTTGTTACCCCACGTCGCACTCGATTGAGATTGTGCGTTATACATGGCCGATAATTTGCGATTGGTCGGGCTGGTTTTCAGTAGGTTCACAGTGACTGTCCCACCTTTCCCGGCGTGGAGGCTGTGCATCCCCTCACCGTCAGCCCCAATGGTCATGGTGTTTTTATTTTCAATCATCGAGGTGGTAATACCCTCTTCAGCTACAGCTGCGCCATAACCCAGATCGAATGAGCCACCCACGCCAATGATGGAGGCAGTGACGTCCATAAAACTATAAGTGTTTGACATTCATCAGCTCCTTAGCGGTTAACGTTGATGATGACGTCGGCATAGTGAACCGCACCGGCCAACTTGATTGCGGATTGCATCACCGGTGCTTTACGCCCTTCACGGTTAGCCTGCGCCTGTGATGCCACTGGTGGTGCATAGACGTAATAGCCTTTAGTTAAGGTGTCGCCGGTTTCCAGCACCCCGAAACTATCCCCACCCCACACGCCAGGAGCCACCAACCCGTTAATGGCAGACTGATCCAGTGATTTCTCTACGTTGGCGAGCAAGCGGGTTACACCAGGGTCTGTCTGCGGGACTTTGGTGGTGCTGGTATACAGCAGGTTATAGAGGTTGTTCTGTACGTAATTCTGCAACCAGTCGAGGCCGTGGCGCTCATCAAAGAAATCGCCGTTGCACATCACACCTTCCTGAATAATGGCCGTGTCGTTGTCGTAATTGACGAACACATTGCAATTCTTCGCTTTCAGCGCCTTGGCTTGGGATTGAGTAAGTAATTCGGCAGTAATACCGGGTTGCTGTTTGAATTTCAGCGTGATGGTAGTGTTATTGCCGTTAAAGTTCACGGTAAAGGCACGACCAAAGATAGAGGCGGCTGCGTATGGGCTGGCGCTAGAATACTGCACCAGGGTACGGGCATAATTTGCCGCTTTCAGTTTGCTGGCAATATCCGTATCAATATCCGCATCCAACGCAGAGGTTACCTGCGTGGTGTGGCCGTATATCCGCGACACGTCATCACTCTGGATAAACGCGGCAATGCTGATCACATCAGCATCACTTAATGACGGGTCGGCAATAACCAGCCCATACCAACGGGTAGACATATCGGCCAGTTTATAAACACACGCCTGAATGGTTTCACTCTTCAAGCCCTGTACAGGCAGCGCTCCGGCACTCTCAATCAATCCCATCAACACAGAAATATCAGTACCTGTGGTATTGGCCGAGCCATAACCGACCGCCGATGCTTCACCGGTTGTCTTTGATGTGACAATAAAGCGACTACCATCCCAAATAACGGTCGCGGTGGTGAGTTTGTCAGCGACACGCGCGGCTACGCCATTCAGATTTGTTTCTGCTGACCAGTCAACGCCGGTGACTGTCTTGGCCGTCCCATCTACCGTGATTTTCATCGAACCATCAACCACGGCAGTAAAGTTAGCCATTAGCTGCTGCGTCGGGTTTAAAATCGCCCCGCGCAACAGTCCGGCTGCATCCTCTTTTACCCACCGGCCGACATAGGAATCAATCGGTTGTGGTGACTGCTGATAATACAAATTAGCGGCTTTATACTCGGGCGCAGTCAGACCAAAGTCAGATGCGATATCTGTCGCGCTGGAATAGCTGCGCAGGCGTTCGTGAGCATCGATAACAGGCGACGGGCCAACCACCAGCAGGGAACCAAAGTTCCGAGCCATGGCAGCACGCACAGCCATATTCACCGTCACATTGACGATGTTAGAAACAGGTAATCCCTGCGACATGAGGTTATTCTCCGAAGAATTTAACAGGTGCGGAGGTCAGCGATTTAATGCCGTACTCGCGTATGACTTTGCGGCGTAATTTGATGGTGATATCGAAACGACGTACCCATTTGTTATTAATGAGTTCAGGAAATGGTGTGATGTGACTGTTTCTGGCCAGAGAAAGGCCCATTCTTACCAGTTCATCATTGTTTTGGGTGATAGCCAGACCGTCACGAAATTGGGTTGCATAACGCTGACCGCCAGGGCCGTAGAAACTCGCCATACATTCGATTTCTTCGTGTCGCCATAACTCGGTGCTGTTTTCAGTTTGGTTCTCAAAGGCCGGGCTGGCATCGTCAGGGATATCAATTATCCCAAAACCACACCAATTAACATCAGCCTCCATAATGGGTGGCTGTACTGCCGTCCATCGCGGGCGAACGTGACCATCAGGAAGCCCGGACACGCCTCTCACCCACTGACTGAGTAAGCGTTCCAGCGTTTCATCGTAAGCGGGGCCATCAGTAATGGGTGTTAACCAGCCGGCTTCATTACTGCTGTTGTTGCTCAATGGGAATTCCTCCATCGAACGGCAGGAGTTCACAGTGCGCCTGAACGAATCCCGCACCGTATGCCGTGTAGGGGTCAACAAACGTCACGCGATAATCGCGATTTTGATAAGTCACGATATCGGCATCACGCCCGGTCTGCCCTTGGGTCAGCCTCTCGACAGTCACAATAAGGATTGCGCCGCCAATAACATTCCCTGACATCATCCGGCGCGACTCAAGCGAACGGTCTACAGTAACCACGCCCGCGAAACCCTTTTCAGTGACGGTATTGGTGGTGAATCCATCAGCATCAACCGCCTGAATGTTTCGTTTAACGACCAGTGACATGTCACAGAAATCCGGATCAAACAGCACGTCAGTCACATCAAGATTTGGCATATTTGTCCCTCACGATAGACGTTATCGTCCGTCGATATTGCCCGGTATCAATTAGCGGCTTATCTCCTGTGCGACCGCGCCGTAAACGAGCGCTAATGGTGCCGTCAGCTAAAGGAGTAAAACCTGTGATAGTGATGTAGCGTTTCACGGCATTACTGGCAATGGTGCCAGCCCGTTCTAACGCCCGATCTGCCGCGGCCTGATTGCCCGCCAAAACAGCCTGCGCCGCCTGTTTCAGCTTCTGGATGGTTTCATCTTGTACCGACCTGACACCCGGCTGTAAGTGGGGTCGCGGGGGAATGTTTTGTGCCGGGGAACCATTTTCATTGATATAACCGATCCCCGCGTTACCGAAAGGGATGTCCTCCCGTTCGCTTTTCTCCTCGGGGATACCAATCAACACATCTTTCCTGCCGATGGCCTTAAATGCTGCTAATACATCATTGGCTTTATCTACCCGCACCTTTAAGCCGCTTTTCATAGCTGACGACCTCCGGCACCGAACATCGTCACCAGCTGATAAAACTCAGCCCCGTAGCGGGTGAAGTTCCAGAACCCCGCGTCAGGGTTAAGCGTGGCGCTGTTGTCATAGCTCACTGAAACCTTATCGACACTCTTAGAAGCTGCTACACCACTCGTTGCCCCACTAGCACCGCCCAACGCCGCTGATTGCATGTCTTTCGCTTGCAATGTCATGTAATGAGCGACAAACAACTCAACCAGATAGGGGAACATATTATCCAGCAGGTTCTCATCAAGAAGGTTGTCAGCAAGCGATAAGCGGAATTGTATTGCGGTGTTAGTGTATCGGGCCTCATTCTCAAACTGAGGGAAATCAGTCCTGAACTGCGCTGGTGTCGGTAGGTTTTTGTTCCTTGCCATTTGTTTTCACCTTCGGCTTGGTCAACTCATCGATTTGCTTTTGCATCTCAAGGATTGAGGCTTGCAGGTTGGCATTGCTTTGCTCGATCTCGCCGTCAATAACCTCAGCATGTGCCAGGGTGAACCAATGCTCGGCAACGTCTTTGGTGACCGTGTGAGTGCCAACCAGAAAGGCGATATCTGGCTGACCAGGCAGCGATAATTTAAAGGGAGTGTGTACTGCAATTTTCATCATTTCACCTTACAGGCCTCCTGCGAGGCCATCAGAGTTATTAAATGCCGTCGAAGTAAGCCAGTGTTTCGATGTAAGGGGCTTCAACCACACCCAACTTCCCGTAATAAGTCACCAACTGCCACAAACCACGATACTGGATTGGGATGCTAGTCAGCGGTACCAATGGGAAGCGCACATATTTACGGTCATTGGTGTAGGCCACCATGCGATCTTTACCCGCAATACCCGCACCTTTCAGCCACTTCACTGCGCGGATATTCAAAGGAATACCGTTCTGATGGAAAGCGATAGTGTTAGTGGTCAGGTAGGTCAGCAACGACTGATTACCCGCATCAGATACGATAACTTGTGCAAGATAGGCATATTGCTCAGGGGGTAACAGTAAGTCTTTCGGCACCACGGTATAGCCAGATGCAGCCCAGGCATCAGAAAGTACCTTGTTAATGGAATCGCGGATTTCAGCAACGGTCGAGATAAGCCACGATTTAGTTGCGTTACCAATCGCCACACTGGTGTAGTTAGCCAGACCTTTTACACCCAGATCGGTATCACCGAGATAGACCTGTTCATCGGCATCCATGTGCCATTTCAACACCATGCCGTCATATTTCTGCGTATCAATGGGACGGCCCACTTGTTGAGCCGCGGCTAACTCAATCACTGTCCAGCCCAACTCCATACCCCACAGTGTCAGCGGGAAACCCTTTTTATCGATATCGACGTTAATACCCGCCAGTGCTGTCGATTCCTGACTAACCCAGTTTTTACCCTTTGGATTAGCACCGGTACCGGCAGCGGCAAAACCGGTTTTAGTGAATGAGCTGATTTCATCGGCAATATTCACATCTTCACGGAATTGAATGTCACGGGTGTAAGTCGTCCCCACCAACGGCAGGTTAATTTCTGGATCTAATCGCTCCAGTTCCCCAATCAGGAATGCGCCACTGGCGTCAATGGTGCGCTGGCTGTCGTAAGTGATCATATTGATTGTTCCTTAAATCTTATAAGAGATTTCAGTGTTACCAGCAGCGTCACCGGCACCTGTGAAATAAGCGTTAGGCAGCACCACGGTAGCGTCAGTAATCGCAGCGGCCAGAACAGAGCCCAGAGGGCTAGCTTCGGTGGCATCAGCAACACGGATGTAAACTGGCGCACCTTTAACAACGCCAGCAGCCGTAGCCCCAATATTTACCGACATGTAACCGCGCTTCAGTGCATCACCGGCAAAGTTATTACTGGTACCAATTTGGCGCACCTTGTCTGGTGTTGACGTGGTAGGGAATGGACGGACAAAGATGCCGACGATTTTGTCTGCCGTATCATCTTCTGCCAGTGGCACAAAGAAGTTGCCACTGAACTTGCCGGCCAGACCGTACTGACTAAATGGGTTGGCTGTGTTAATCAATACCGGCTCAATAGTCAGATCCTGCGGACGTGAGACTGCCCCGGCAATGCCCGCAGGCATCCGGAATAAATATGCTGTCATGAATTAGTTTCCTTTTTTAGCCCAGAACGCGGCGTTCTGTTTATTGAGATCGGCGGCAGTAGGTCGGCGGTTAGGTAATGTTGCATCGGTGGTTCGGTGGTTCAGCTGCGTGTTGTTGCGGCTCTTCGCTACTTCGCTAGCAGCAATGAAAGCCGCATCAAGGGAGAGCTTTGGCATCTTGGTAAAGTCCGGTTTGTCACCGACAATGCCTTTTAGCACCCTCTCACCCTCGGTCGTTTTAAACGCTGCATCCAGTACGGTGCGTTTAAATGCTGATAGCTTTCCACCTTCAGGCAGCTTGATGCCCGGCACGATCAGCTCTGCGCGTGAGACGACATCCTGATGATAGGCCGCGTCAGTAGTAATACGCTTAGCCTCCTCTTCCTCGTCCGGATCGGCGTCAGTGGTAGAACCTAACTTTTCCAGAATTGCAGCTAAGGTCGATTCCATTGCAGCAACACGGGTTTCGATATCACCACTGTCATTAGTTGCGATAGCATCCAGCTCTGGATCTTTTTTAGGTAGCGGTTGCTGCGGGTTAATGGTGATATTGATGGCCTTTGGCAATTCGCCGGTACCCTCATCATTAGTCAGCTCAGTAGGGACGCTTTCCATTGCTTCCTCCATCGCTGCCGCATCTTTGGTTTTGATTGCTCGGCGTAGCGCGGCTAGCCAGGTGTTATTGGTTGTCATACGTTTACTATCTCCGATTGAGCAGCGTTTCCCTGCGCGCCCCGTAGGAACGAGGGCAACATGGTTAGCTATAATGTTGTACTGACGGGCTTTACCTACGGCGGTTTGCTGATATTCGGCATCGTAGCCAGCCGAAATCTGATCAACACCATCTTCAAGAATCACCTTTATGGCTTCGGCTTTCTTGACCACGATGTCGGCGATCATTAAGTCTGATTGGTCACCGGTTCCCCGCCTGACATTCTGTACGTGTCCAGCGGCGTAACGGCCCCAGTTGTCCGGGGTGACGTCTTCGATGGGGTGAGATACGGTGAATGTCATTCCCTCAAAACTGGCGAGTGTCTCAGGGCGAAAAACATCACCCTCAGACCTTTCAACGAGAATTTCTCCGTCACTGTCGGGTTCAATATCGTCCAGCTCTTCACCGCCATAAAGCTGTACTCCGGTTCGGCCTATTGGCACGTCTTTGCACAACAGGCCGCCGTCGCTCATTTCAAAGCGGCTCTCCCCTAAGCGGGAGTTATAGAAATATTGCATGGGTCACCTGCTGGATTGCGGGCATAAAAAAGGCCGCCTAAGCGACCTGTAGAGATAAGGGATAATTGTGCGGATCTAATATAAGACTCTTATGCGTATCTCATGGGTTCGCACAATGGGGATTTATGGTAAATATCAGAGGTATTGATATTTATTGCAACATGCAAAAATATTTCGTTTGATGCACGGTCACAGAATCATGCCCTCGACCAATGACTGCCCCGTAGATGGGGTGATCATCGTCACCTTGATTTTTAAGGCTAAGCCCAAGAAAATCAGCATCTTTTCCCATATCTTCTGGATTTTGTCTGGTGCTAAATAGTATGAAATCATCACCTTCTTTTCCTGAAGATTTGAAGTACGTCATCCCAAGCTTTACTCCTCCATCCCTTGATAGAAATTTAGTTACGGCATACCCCATGCCTTCACTTGAAGATTTAACATCAATCATCATTAAATTCTGGGTGTTTTTTTTGTTGTTGAAATCGAACTCAGTAACACACTTCAGATTCATTAATAATGGGTCCGATTTTGCAACCAGAGGTAGCATGCAAAGGATAATGGCCAATAATTTTTTATTCATATTATTCCTAACTCTGCTTTTTCGTAAGTTCCTAATTCCAGGAAAATACCCATACCAGAAAGCGAGGCGAACGACCAGCGCTAGAAACGCTCCTTGTTATTCGTGTCAGACGATTGCAATCACACTTCCCGCTACTACATCTTTATACTCACTTTATCATGTAATTTCTCTCATAAAAGAGACTGCCGGAGTCCGGTGCAGAGACTGAAATACCTATGGTGCGTTAATACAGACTCAACCCGTGGTTTATCGTTTTAGCCCTCAGGGATCACAACTTCGCAATAGCACCGGCAATTAGGCAATGCCCCCGCATGGCCTGTCATACCGTCAAGGGTCGGCGGGTTATCCCAGCGAACGAACTTACCCTCCATTTTCTGATGTGAGTGGCGAACGTCGCTATCTTCGGCTGTGCGCCAGATATAGCCGCTAGAACCGATAGAGAGCGAACGGGCCTGAGTGAGTGCCGTTGATGCCCGTCCTATTTCCGTACGGGCGATCATATTGGCGCGGGATATTGCCACATCGCCAGATTTGGCTATTTCCTTAGCGAATGGCCCGGCTCGCCCCCCCGTGATTACCGCCTCTATCGCCTGATTATGGATATCCTGCACCCTATCAGCGGCTTGTAATGGCAGTGACTTGATGAGCTTTATCTGTTCTTCAACGATACTGCGGGCTACCTGTCCCACGGCGGTGTTTTCTACTATCTGGCGCAAACCAACGGATATTTCCTGCGAGTTACTGCGCCACATCGCCACATCTTTTGCATTAATGGCATCAAACATCTTACTGGCCGTAGTTCTGGCCCAGCCATCAATCAAGTCTGAATAGCGGTTAAGGCTGTCCATAACGTTATAAACAGAATCATTAGAACCATCGTAAGTACCATTTACGATGTCGCCGACCATTCGCGCTATCTTGCGTAGCTGCGTTTGATATTGGATTTCCGCGCGCCGTGATTTCAGACGGGTTGAGATCTGCGCTTTCGCCGAGGTTCGGCGGGTCGATGTCTTTCGCACTCTCTATATCCTCATCGCTGATACTAGAGCCGATACCGATAATGCCTGCTTTGTCTCTAAGTTCAGTCATGCCACCCTGTAACGTCAGCAAGCCTGAATCCATCGCAGCATTAATGGTATTGACCGTTTGCTCTGCCACCGTTGCCCGGTCAGGTTCCGACATTTGCCACAGCGGATTGAAGTCAAAAGAGAAGCCGTCAGGCAGTGGTGAACTAAACTCGGAGTAGTGGATCACTTCGAATAATCGGCGCAGTGGACGACGCAAACGGCGCTCTTGTTGAGTACCGATATTGTCGTAATAGTTAGCCAGGTCAGCGTCACCGGTTGAGAACCCCGCAGGCGACTGACCAAATAAGCGTACCAACGGGATACCAATCGCACCGGCTATCTGCTGTGCAAATTGCGCCATCACGTCAGACAATCCACCGAATGCGTAACTGTGCGTTTCAAACGTATCGGTAGCATCCATCAGGGTGAGGCCCTCAGTGCTTTGAAATTGCCGGATCATATCCATGCTTTTCATTAGCCCATCAAATGCCTTGCCACCCATCGCAACTAGCTCACGAAACTTATTGATCTTGTAGGTGCGTAAGTGCGCCTTAAAAATCAACTGTGCCGCGCCGGTCGAGGTGCTGTCAAACGCCAGTAGCCGATCAAATAGCCGCTCTATAACCGACATACCCCATTCGTTTTCTGTGCGTTTCTGCTGGTACGGGAGACCAACACCATCCAGGCGAATCACCCTGCTGTGGTGTATTTTCATACTTGGGATACCACTGCCAGTGGTCACCACCTGATAATATTTAGGCATGCCGAGGTCTGGCCCCATTGCTGTCACTCGTTCGCTGATGGTCGGGTTAACCATCCAGCGGTCGAGTACCAGCAACCCTTTAAACGCATCCTTGCCGATGGTTTCTACTCGTAGTGGTGTTTCCGCCGCCTGGCCGTCAATCATGATGAAACCAATTGCGCCACCGTATAGCCGTGACCATTTGATGGTGTCGTTGATAGCATCCCAGAGCGATAACTCCTCCCAGCGCCCCTCTATCCGCATCTTGGCATCCGGTGCCATCTTGGAGGTAATGTTAATCCCCTTGCGGGTCATATCATCTGCGATGGTGTCTACCGCAGCACCCACCAGCCATGATGACCGGTAAGCGTTTTCTATTAGTTGGCGATTGCGGGACGTCCAATTCGGCTGGTAGTTATAATCAGCGCTTTGATTCTCGGTGCGCAGCCCGTATCGAGCGGTGAGGTTTTGATAGCTATCGGTGGTTCTCTGAGGTGATGACGCCTTGCTTCCTCTGCGTTTTCTCGACATTACGCCCCCCCTAGCCGTAGCCAGATATCCAGCGCATTATCCATTGGTGCATATAAAATCATTGCCGAATCCGCCAGGTTGGGTGACTTGGTGCCGTCAGGTTTTTTATCCACCACAATCTTCCCTACACCATTGACTGAGTAGGTAGGTTGCGACAATTCAGAAGTTAATTTGGTCAGGTTTTTGAGGTCTTTCGGGATGGAAATAATCTCATCGGGATCGAACTCCATATTCTCTTTAACCGCTCGATACGTTTTCTGGAACCGAGTGCGCAGACTCCACCATCCTTGTGCTTTGGCGTTCGCAAAGAAATCTTTGTTAAGCCGCCCCTGTTGGCCGTTATCGCCGGGGACTGCCTCATCATCGGGGTCGGTTACGCCACCGCTACCACGGAACGGCGTGGCGACGATGTGCCGTCTGCGTTGTTCTTCACGCTGTTCGTTGATAACACGGGCATCACCCCGCGCACCCGCGCCCAATCCATCGGTATCAAAGCGGAAAGTTTCGAGGTTTTGCGCATCGCAAATATCAAACGCTTTCTGCACGGTACCGAAAATATCATCACCTTTGCCTGACCACTCCTCGATGCTTTCGAGTAAGAAGCCATGACGACCCGCAAAGGAATTAGTGTCCTTGCCCTCGTCAGCGATATCGAGAGCGCCTAAGCGCTGGCCGGTTGGCACAATACCCAATACCTCATGCGCATTTATTGCAGCCTGTACCCATGCGGACGGGATTAAAACACCCTCAACAGAAGCGCTGTAGTTGATATCAATTTCCTGCGCCACAGTAACCGGGTCGAGGTTCTCAACCTGTTTTTGATACCAGGCATCATCTTTGCGCGGGTCGTCACGCCAGTGAAAGGTGAATACTTTAATCTTGCCGCTGTGTCGCCGTTCAGCGAATGAGTTGGCCATACCGTTCGGCGTTGATACATCTTGCCGGCAGTTGGTTGTCGCAGACAAAGACGCATCGACCAGATAAGGCCGTTCCAAGAACGCTGACTCATCGACGATGTAAAAGCTGGTGCGGTCACCGCGCCCTATCCCGTCCCCCGCCTCGCCGGTCATGGCCGATTCGGTTTCTGGAAACAGGATACGCATGTGTGGTGCATGCTGCTTTAGGCTCCAGCCACCACGAAACTCAGTTGGCAGCAGAGAGATAAAATTTCGTGCTTTATCGAATAGCGATTTAGGCGAGCCGATTTTATCGACATACTCTTCTTTACGAGAACCGAACCCAGCGAACACGCCACGATTGAACAGGCAAAGCGATGAGGCCATACCAACCGTTAGCCAAGACATACCCATGTCACGGGTTTTCTCGGTAATGCCTGGTTCAGCATTACGCCAGCGCTCGACAAACCACTCGATCCACTCTTCCTGCTTTGGGAATAACAGGAACGGGATACGGGCAGGCAATCCCCGCTCAACGTTGCGCGGGTCAACTGTCATGCCCCAATCAATAATGAACTGAGCCGGGTTATCTTTATAAAACGCTTTCATAACCGGCAATATTTCAGGTTGCTGACGAATGCGCTGCAATCGCTCCATTCGCCACTCAAAAACCTGCATATAGTCTGGATTTTTGAAATTAAATGGGAATGGGATCGGCATTTGGGTTTTACTCGATAAATGCGTGAATTTCGGGGTTTCTTAACATAATGACCGCTGCGCGCATCTAATGAAAAAGCCCGCGCATGGCGGGCTCTCTGGGCAAAACACGACACAGATAGATCAGTCAAAAATTCATTGCTTTCTTGCAGTTACGATAGGTTGTTGGATGCAGTGTTCCATAGTAATCATCACGGCTTTCATCCAAGGCCCAGCCAATCAAGTAAGCATCGGAATCATCGCTTACCGTACGAGTTCTACGAGTCAGTCCTGACCAAACCCCAGAAAGCTCAGAGACATCAAAACCAAGCTCCTCAGCAACACTCTTGCACCAGAATCCCTGCTCACCGTCCTCACTTTCAAGAATAGCTTTCAGCACTGACCGTGACTTATCACTTAAACCACGCACAAGCCTTTCTGCCTGAAGCGAGGAAAGATCAGTAGGGCCATCCTCTAACTCTTCATAAACACCGGAAATAGATTCTCCAGTTGCCAATGCCAGCACTTCTTCTTTGGCTGAATCTGATAACAACATCAAATCTTCACGGGATAAAAAAATACCACTAGTCATGAAACACTCCATTTCCTTGTTATGATGAAAAATGATAAACACAGACAAAATGCTTGTCAATGTTAAATTGATCTAGTCTTATAGAGTAAGTATTAAAATCCATAGACAGACTAACAAGTGGAGTAGGCCGACGGTGAGCGATATACATTCTACGGTTCGGATTTACCATAACATCTGTTACCCGTACCGAGCGCATAGCACTCATCGAACAAGCAGCGTGAGAGGCTTATTTGTCAGGGTTAACGTGTCAGAGTATTAGATAATTGAGTGCATAACCCATGCATAAAACACCCTCTATTTTGCATAAAGGATTTATCAATCTAACGGGCTATTTCTGGATGTCTGCCAAAATTAGCCCATCAACTTGCGATACGCTTCGGCGGCTTCGTCTGGGGTCATATTTACCGTCTCAGTTTTAACCGGGCCACCATCAGGGCCACTAATTTCTGTTTTGTTTCTCAGCATACCTAAATGTTGGGCAACCATTTTTAAAGCCTCATCCTGATTACGGGTAATGGCCTCAATACCAAACTTACCCTCTTTCACTCCAGAGAACAGGCGACGAGCTGCACCGCGCAGATCCCGTGTATCGTGAAAATGAGTACGCCCAACCCCCTCACCATTACAGCGAGGGCAATCAGGGTTAGGATCTAACGTGGCATCAAAACCGTAACCGCCAACGTCTAAGGGTTCTCGTTTTTTGCTCTCCAACGCTTTCAATCGGGCTTCTTCAAACTCAACAGCATCGCGCCACTGATACTGGTAACCAAATCCCCAGCAATGGCGGCAACACAAGCGGCGTAGCTCAGTAATTTGGCTAGCATCGGCTGTGGCAATATCCCACCACCATTTCAGTACAGCATCTTGAGTGATCTGGGTGCGCCTTTCCCTAGCGTCCAATGCATCGCGAATGGCCCGGCTAACCTTAGCATTTCTGTACATGCGAGAAGCGTTAACGTAAGCCGTATTGCCCTCTCCTTTGCCGCCAGACCTTTTATATGCAGCCGTGCTATTCAAGTCGATCAGGTATTCACTCACGAAACGAGCCTGCATATCATTAAGCCCGTACTCCTCAGGGTTTAATGTGAATTCTGGTTCCTCGCTTCCATCGGCTAGATATTCTGGATCTATTTCACTTTCAGCGTAAGCCGTTGGTTTTCTCTGTTTGGTTCGCGGCTTCTTGTTTTGGTTCGCACTAATTGCCTGCGAACCTACATTGCGAACCTGTTCATGCTTGGGCCATCCCTCGGCCTTTGCCCTCTTTCTTACCGCGGTATCACTTACACCGTATTTCTTGGCAAGCTCTCTGATGGAAAGAGCGCCGGAACGGTAGTCACGCTCTATGCCTCTCCAGTCAGCGTCTTTTGCCATGATGATCCCTTAGTGTCATTACGCAGTAACTTTGTGAGGTTGCTCTGTGATGATATTTAGGCGTAAAAAAACCACCTGAAAAGGTGGCTACGTAACTTTAGTCTAAAATTACGAATTGCCTACATAATGCCCATCAATCTCTTCTATTTTGATACGCAACACTGAGTTTTGCATTTTAAGAAGCCCACCATCTCCTTTAAAAAAAGAAGACTCTTTTAGGTGTAAAAAATTGAGCGGCATTTCTTTATCAGCATCGTCACTTGGGGTGTATAGCTCCTTAGCCTTATGAGTATAATATTCGGCTAATACAGCCCCAAATTCTCCGGCTTCGGACAATTTGGAAGCAACTGTTTCGTAATACTCTTTTCCTGACATCAATGTACCAGTGATAATGGTTCCCTTAGAAAACAAGGTAACACCGACACCCACACCGAAATTAGCCATACGCACTAAATACAAAAGGTCACTATCTCTCGTTTTAAGGGAAATTACTTCTTGAATTTTACTTTCCTGGCTTTCATCTATGTTTTCCATTAAATCCCCTTGATAAGCAGACCTATGTCCTATGCATAGGCTTACATTTATATGTGGGTATTTATCCGAATACCAAGGGGGATTGATTAATTATTCCGCTCTGACAATATCTACACTCGTTATCGTCAGCTTACGGATGCGGCGGGTAGCTTCGCGAGAAATGGCGCTCAGATTCTTGGGAGTGGCTTTCACCGTTGCGTATTTGCGCAATAGGCTATCAGTTACCTCATTAATCTGTTTCTCAGTAGGTGGGGTAATGCTTACCTGTAGCTTATGCATCTGCTGTTCCTTATTTGAGGGTTAAGTTTTACTCTCGACTCTCTGCCGCCAGTCGATAACCTCATCAAGCCGGCCTTTGCAGATTCGCAGTTCTCGCTTTAACTCCATCGCGTACAATCCGCCATCCCCCCATGTAATACCGGTAAACTCTGGAACTTCACAGGGGGTAAGCGCTGACTCTGGGGGCAATAATAAGACGGGTTCGGTAACGGGTGGTTTAACGGGCTTATTCACGCATGACGCTAATAACATCACTAGGCATAGGCTTGATAGAGCAATCATCACTCGCCGCCGCTGCTTTAAACCGTGCAACCTGTAATTCACTGGCATTACGTAGTTTCCTTTCGTTTTCGAGTTGACGGGTTGTAGATGCGCGATTGGCGGCGTCATTCACCTGGTATGCATCAATGATATTTCCCAGAACCGTGTTTGTGTTTTGCTCTGCCACCAACTCCTTTTCTGTTTTTTCGACCTTATTTGAGAGGCGGTAACTGTTAAATAATAAAGCCGACACAATAACCACCAGCACAGCAATAACTATCCCAATGGCCTTATTCATCCAGCCCCCAACATGTCAATTCGCTTTCCTGTGCGCGGCGCTCTATTTGCCCGTAGCAATTATTTGCGCGGATATTGCAATCCTTGCCGCCGTCATATACCCAGCGTTTGATTTCAGCACATGCACCTTTACGGTCGCCAGCGTTGAGTCTTTTATAGAACGTGGAGGTGAAACATTTACTCGGGCCAATGTTATAGGGGCAAAACGAAGCGATACCAGCAATCTGTGGTTCAGTCAGCGGTACCCGGACATTTTTCTTTACCCAATTGATAGCCTTGTCAGCCTCCAGCTTATTTACCGCAGCGCATTTCTCCGCTGACAGCTTCATCCCTTTCACTACCGGTTTGCCATCGACTTGAGTCGCACCACGGCAAACAGTCCAAATCCCCTTTCCATCGGGATAAGCTACAAGCCGGTTACCCTCTTTCTCATCCAAAAGCTGATCAAGAACTATTGTGGCCGGTGCTGCAACCATAATCAGAGCCAGAACAGCCGCGCTTAATTTGCTTTTTGTCGCGGCCATCACTCACCATCCGGTTTATAGCCGTGGCGACGATCCCAAATCTTGACGCCAGCATTAAGCATAAATGTCAGCGCCATAAAGAATAACGAACCAAGTACACCAATCACCGTCCACTCATCAGGGGTGAATCCAGCGATCAGCTCTTTAACCCAAAAAATAAAACTACCACCCGATACCAGGTAGGAAGCATTGGACGCAATATTGCTCATTTTCATGGTCTCCCCCTCCCGGTCAGCGGGTTGGGCGCGTAGTGAAAATAAAAAAGCCGCCAGTTTTGGCAGCTCTATTCGGTTTTCCCTCCCGGCTTTGGATATGGGAGATATTTAAATAATTTGGTGTTGAGCCGCTTTCTGGCCCGTTTATTCAGAAACTTGATATAGCGGAACTGCGTGAATTTATGAGCCGTAGCTCGGTGAATATTGGCCTGCAGATGCAAACCGCGAACTCCCGCTTTACTGGCCTTAGTTGTCAGCGCAATTTTGTGGTACCACTCGCCATCTAACTCATAAAATGTGCTTTGATGACTACCCACATAATCAAAGTTGCTAGCCTGATACACCACACCGAAGCGACCGCACCGCTCATCAGCAAATGTCTGCACCCACTCAACACCAGGATGAAGCAACTTGATTGTTTTGAGTGCGTAACTGATCGCCCGTGATTCTGTATTCGTCAGCATGTCGTCATGCACCCAAAGGCGGTTTAGTTCCATATATTGCCGGTTGCCCGTTCCCTCAACTACTCGGCCACCACTGCTGGGATTCATTGCATAACCCCACTGCATAACGCCAACCAGATCGCGACCGGAGAAAATACCCAGGTGTAAATATGAGTTGTTTACGATGCGCTTGCTGTAATGAAAGTGGATGATAACTAGACGGGCCAACCAGACAGGGATTGTAGCGACATGCAGATCTGAACATCCGTACCCCACCGTTACGCCGTCATATATTACCGGTTCAGGCTTGCCAACAGCGCGGGATGCGTTTTTGTAACTTAACTTTTTCATGGTCATATATACAGTATTCCGTTAGGATACCACCGCTGACGTTAGCAGGGTGGGCCTTGGTTATACTCATGACCGGGAACATGGGTGTAATGGCCCTGATATGCTGATACATACCGGGGTCGCCCATTTCTAACGAGTGATGAATGATAGCCGCTTGACTCAAAAGGTCAGGCGGTTTTTTGTTGGGGCATGGATCAGAATCGAATCGCCGCCATTAGCTTGGAATGACTAAGGTTGAGCCACTCAACTACCTTCGAAAATGACAAAAACCCGCTAAAAGAGAGATTTTCTGGATTGTGTAAGCTACATGACAAAGTAACCATCCTTATCACATTACAATCATTTTTGCGTACGCGTTAGTCTCATTTACTATAAATGCTATTATCATGCGTCATACATTTCAAAACTACAATTTTATAAGCTCACATATTACCAGAAATAATAATTAAAGTTATTATTAGCGTGATTATTATCATGCAATCGGGGGAGTTGTAAACTTAGTGAGCAACATCACAATAAATAAAAATGATATCATCTGAAGCAATACATATATAGAATATATGATTATTATGCTATACATAAAATAAATACTTAGGTGAATAATGTATAGTTTAAATATCTCAAAAAAAGAAATTGGGAGAGCAGGTGAACGCCTCGCAATATGTTCAAAAAATAACACTACGCTGTCGGAAGATGATTTAAATATTTTACATTCCTGGAGAATGCTCCACTTATATCCTCTAACAAAAATTACGGAGTACTTAACAAGAGAAGCCAATATTATAAACCTAAACTGTCTAGTCTCATCGAGAATTAAAAGGCTACCATCCATAATTTCAAAACTACAACGTTTCGAAGAAATGAAACTTAATAAAATGCAAGATTTAGGAGGGTGCAGAGCAATATTAAGTAACCTTGATGAAGTTTATAGAGCATATGAAAATATAAAAAAATTAAAATTCAAACATCAACTCATCAGAACTGATGATTATATGGCTGATGTTAAAGAGTCTGGGTATAGAAGTTTACATCTAATATATTCGTTTAAAAATGAGAAATATGAAAATCTCAATGGACTGAGAATTGAAATGCAACTAAGGACATCAATACAGCATAGTTGGGCAACAGCGGTTGAAATGGTAGGTTTATTCCGAAAGGAATCCTTAAAATCAAGTTTTGGAAATCCTGACTGGTTACGTTTTTTTGAATTGGTTTCTGAATTATTTTATAGAATAGAATCGGGTGAGTCGGTTGGTCGTTATATGAAAATATCTGAGGACTTAAAAAAATTAACTGTTAAATTAAATGTTTTTATGATCCTTGAAGCTTATAACAAAGCTGCTAGTCACATTGACTCATCGGAGAACTATACATCTGGATTTTGTGTCATTTTGGTAGACACTGAAAAAAGCACTATAAATATTAGGAGATTCCCTCCACATAGTCATAAAATAGCCTCTGACTTCTATATAAATGAAGAAAAAAAATGCGAAAAGAAAAAGGGTTGTGAAGTCGCAATGGTTTCTGTCGATGACATTTCAAATTTAAAAAATGCATACCCAGCTTTTTTTCTTGACACCAGGACATTCTTAAACAACCTCAGTAGATTCATTTTCTAAATACGAAAGGTCAATATTAGTTAAAAATACTGACCTTTACCTTAATAAATAGCCTGATATTTCATTTGAGTATGAAAATCTATTGAGCTATATTTAATATTGATATACATCCACTAATAAACCCCTGAGCCGTCTTCATTTCTTTTCTAATTGTCCCATCAGAGCACTTACGCCTTTTAGCTATCATGCGCAGCGAAACACCAAACACATAGTGCAAAAGCACCAGTTCATACTCTTCCGGTTTATATTTTTTCAGTCGTGCCACACAGCCATCAATCATAATGCCATCATCGTCACAGCACTGAGGCCGTGATTTATTGGTGTTCGGTAAGAGGCTTTTGAACCCAGCAGCGATAGGCTGCCAATCTACCTGACTGTTATCACTGGCAGCCCAAGCTCCCCAAAGCTCTAAAAGATAATGAATATCAAGTGTTGGCTTTTGATGTTGCTGCATTGAACTGCTTTTAACCTGGTTCATAGCTTCCCCTCCTTTCTCAATGTGTCCTGTGTGCGCATAACGCCCTCGGCGTGATATAGCCGCGCAGTGTCGCCATCAATTAAACGGGTGCGCCGGTCACATTCGTCATGACATGCACTACATCCCCATGCGGCCTGTTCATCAGAGGGTTTAATTCCGGTACCGCAAGTTCCTGCCAGCCGGTAATGAGTGAGTACCACCGTTTCATTGTTGCCATTGCACACACCAGGAATGCGAATCTGGCACTCACGGCCCCTTGCCTCTTTGCGTAAATTAGCCATGATTGCCCCTAAGCTGCGTAGCTCATTAATTGGCTGGCGGCGTTCTCCGCTTCAGATGGATGACTGAATGATTTACTGAGAATGAAAGTCCATAGAACATTCAGCACTGATTTGTATAAATCGTTGAATTCCAGCTCGTCCATTTTCGCGAATGAAATAGAGCGAGGTTCGCGCAGCGTTGAGCCGTCCGGTAGTTCGAACAGATCATAATGACCAGACTCGACAGTCACCCAACGGCGAAAAGCATGGAATGATTTTGCAGTGGATAAATTAGCAGCCCGTTTACCGGCTATCAGTGCCAGATAATCATCGGCTATTTCATGAAGTACGCCCTCATTCCCCACATAGGAAACAAGTTGGCTTACATAGCCACGCAGGAATTTAAGTTCGAATGGTGATATCGCCCCGCCCTTTGGTTCCCAATATTCAAAACCAAGGTTGAGCAACGAGAAGAATTTACGATGAAACGGCGCATTACGCACACGTTTAAATTCGCCAGTGACAATAGTCCCCAGCTTGGTATTTTTAACGAAATCCTCAGCATCCGGCGTGGCCGGTACTAAGATCCCACCTGTTGATTTGGTAAAACTATACTGTGCCATTTCCGCCCCCGGATGTATGGCACAGCAGCACGACGTTTAGGTTATCGGGTGTTCAATCCGATAATTATATAATAACAGAATCAATCGAATTATTTTCAATAAGTTTTAACTGACATCAATACCAGTAATATCTTTAATTTTTTTCTTAGCAAACCCTTCTGCAAGAGATTTAGTTACTGACATTAATGTTGATAACCCCTCATCTTTAAATTCTGTTTTGATAGTCTGCCAAACTTCTTTTTGTCTTAAATCAGCGATAAAATCATGGCCTCTAGCTGTTAGTCGAAGAGGAGTTTCAACCCAGTAGTAGCTATATTCTTGTAGGCTAGAAAACAATTCATGACCGAACCCAAACTCACCGTCAACTCTTATAATCAGTCCGTTGTCATAGAGCAGGCGCATGTGGAAAATGAAGTTATTATCGTCTTTAGAAAAACCGGCACCCTCTAATTCAGATAAAATAGTATCTGGGCCGATAGTATCTTCAAACGCAATTAACAATTTCTTCAGGTACTCTTGATCTATCTTCATAATCACCTCCATATTTTTAGCATTATTATATATTTAATTTCACCCCATACTTCAAGAAGTTCAATATTGTATTTCATCAAAAAATCCGCACTCAACCTATGGATAGGTTTGACATCAATGAACTCATAAAATCATTAACCTTCCATACGTTTAATGAAAGGTTATATTTGAAAAAATAATAAGCACTATTTTAATCAATTAAATATTTTAACTTATAGCCTAAGCGTTTCCGAAGAGGCCGTTAACTCCATTTCTGCCATAAGCTTAGTCATTAAGTCTCTACCCTTAGATAATTTGTCTCCGCCGCCCATTAGATTATACAATGAATACACTATGGAATAAGCATCATCATATATATCTTGAGTAAAATCGTCGACACTAACATTACTTAATGATCTAAAACCAGGGCGAAAATTTTTCGTAACCAAAGCAGCCACTGAATATACAATATAAAATTTTATATTGTTTTTATCAGATATGCTTACATCCACCTTACCTTTCAATAGAGACTCAACATTCTTACCAATATAACCGGATATATAATATGATTTAACATCATTAGCTTTTGAGTATAATTTAGAGTATGATGAATTGTCCTCAAGCAGAGTCGAAGGTCTAGCCCTTGCAAAGTCTGGTTTTTGTAGTGTAATTGACATTACACATTGTGCCAAAAAAGCCAAACTTATTATTTCGGTAGGTTTTTTCCCTTCATTTTTATAATAATTTTTCCTTCTGTCATAGAAAAGCCCCCTAGGTTTCATGAAGTCTTCAATATCTCTATGAATAGCATCAGTTGCTCGTAAGGATGCCTTAGGTATAGGGGTTTGACTATTTGTTGCTCGAATTATTCTATCTCTACTTTCTTCATCATCAGGTACTATTACCCTTACAAGTATACCTCTACTATCCTCTTGCACTCTTTGAGTAGAAAAAAATCTATATATTTCATTTGATGTTTGAAGACCATTTACTATTTCTGGGTTGTGAATAACCAACTCTTTACCACCAGGAGCTGAAACATCACTAGCAAGAATCGTCACTCCATTATTAAGCCACCAAAAATCCTCTCTAGCACCATTCATCTCTAATGATTCTTGTATTTCTTGGTTTACATTAGTCTTACCTTGATAATCTCTTACATTAGCTTCAAATATTCTTCTTATTATGTTCCCTTCTGCATCAGTGATGAACTTATAATAATCGGGAAGCTTAACTAAAGAAATAAAAACTTTACCCTGTGAGGACAATGGGTTTTCAGCCAATTTTAGGCTAAATACTTCATTATCTCTTTTCCTGTAAATCTCTAATAAATTAGTTGCGCCTATGGTATAAAATTCAACAGACGCATCTGTTAGCTTTGATGATACATCTCTCTTCAAGTCTATAATCTGTTGTTCAACATTTGGGTGAATTTCTATACCCTTCGTAACATAATAATATTTAACATTCAATATTGGTTTTCTAGTGATAAGCTTAAAGTATATATTTCTAAATAGTTCAAATTTAGAAATGACAATATTATTATATCTCCCTCTAAAAGAATCAGGATCAAAACTTAAATCTAAAAGATTACAACTTAATCGAGAGAGTTTCATAATTGCATCCTCTCCGAATGATTTTACATTTTTACTTTGTATAAGAATCAATTCAATTGTGGGGTTTTTTTTATATTTATCTGAAATATCAATACTCTCATCAATAAGATCTCCATTAATGAATATATAAATAGCATCAACACCACCATCTAAGGACTTACCGCAAATACCACCCTCGATATCATCGTAAGTAAGATCATATTCTTTGAGTAACTGGGTACATGTATAAAATTCAAAAAAATCGTCTTCCCTTTGATAATCTGTAGAAGAAGTAAACTCTTGTTTAATAATTTGTTCAATCAAAACTTGATCGTTAGTACTCATCCCTCACCTCTTCGTGCTTATTTTATATATATATTAGTGTAATTAATGATTAACTTAAATTTATATTTGTCTTTTTCGTGATACACCTCAATTTGAGGTGTATCTACCGCACAGGGACATCTTCCAGATTGGCCTCAAAGTGACCGAATCTCACTCGAGGCTCCACGTGATTTATTGCTGTTTCGATTAATTTAAGCAACGCCGTATCATTTCTGTTCGGCGCCTCTATTTGACTGTTCGTCAAAGTATTCTAGATTTGACTCAGCAGCTTCCGCCCGATGCTGCCGCTCCAAACACTCCCGCTCGTAGTGCTTTGCTGTGCGCCGGTTCTTATTAGCTGAGGCAACCAGCTCCGCTATGCGGTCAGCGATGCCATTTAGTACCTCACTTTCACGTGGCTCCACTCTCTCCGCAGCTGAACGAATTGCAGCAATCATGCCATCGGTTGATATATTCATTTGGTCTCGCCTCTGTGGTCTCTACGGTCACGATAGTAATTTAAGCGCTCTTTAAAAAACTCTCGGTAATGCACCGGTACCCGTTCAATCGCTTCAAGTACATGAGCGCGGTTGGTCCTGCGCTCGTACAGGTTTTTGATTAAGCCGCTGGCTCTCAAATCAAGATTTAGCTTTTCTTGGTATTCCTGAGGCCAAAGGCAAATATTGTACGGGAGTCCGGGCGGGAGATAATCCGATTGCCCGGGCATGGTATTAGCTCCCCATGCCTACAGTTCTCATCAGTTGATTTATTCGGGATACTCGCAAGCAGTACGCCAGTTCCTTTTCATCAAATGGCATTCTGGCGGGTTTTATTCTGGGTTCGCTCTTATTGCGTTTTACCTGGGAATCAGAGAATCGGAAAAAATCCTCTGAGATACTGTTGAGGGTGTATTGCGTCTTACGGCCATTGCGGCGGGTAATATCTGCATGAGGTGATCGACGAACCATGCCCTGCACACGGTAGCGCAGAACACTAATCGGCATTTCAGCATGGGGGAATTTTAAAGTAATAGCCTCAATGATCTGGCTGTAGTTCATGCTTTGGCCCAGCATAACCGTTGCCAGTTCACGGGTGGTTAGTTCACGTTTTTTCATGGTCTTGCCTCTTTGGGTTAGTTCGAGCGCTGGTCAGGCGCAATGTCATTAAAATGCGTCGTGAGTGGTTCCTTTGCTATATCTCTTATCTTTGTCCTGCCCTATCTGAACAAGCCTTGCTGCGTCTTGAACACTAATGTTCTTGATGTAGCCATTTATCATCTGTGCATGAGCAGTACCACTCGGCCCCTCTCGATTTAAGCGCAAAATAATCTCCATGAGGCTTGCGTCAGCATTTTTGTTATAAACAGCATCACGGTATAAACCTATCCAGATGTCACAATCCTGCTCTATCTGCCCGGTATCTTTACTGTCAGCTGGCCATGGGCGCTTATCGGAACGTTCTTCTAATTTTCGGTTAAGCTGAGTAAGCAAGAGAACAACACAGTTCAACTCCTTAGCTAAATTTTTTAGTCCGGTCGTAATATCGCCATAAGCAATATCGCGGCGTTCGGCAGCTTCCGCTTTCATCAAAGTAAGGTAGTCAACAGCAACCAGTCCCACATCCCCGCGCTGACGCTTTACCTTACGGCACTCCGCAACGATGTGAGCCAGAGTTACCCCCGGCGTGCTGTCAATCATCAGGTTTGATTCTGCCAGCTCTCCCGCTTTTGCCATTGCGCGGGCCATATCACCATCATCACTGGCACCGATATAAAAAATATCCGAACTTACACCAGCTTCCTGGGAAACCATCCGTTCTATGATCCCCCTGTCGGTCATTTCCAGGCTAAAAACAAGTGTTGGTAATCGGTGATTAAGCGCAAAATGAGTGGCAATCTTGTTGTAGGCCGCAGTCTTACCCATCTTTGGTCGCGCACCAATGACGACTAATGCGCCCCTGAGTACCTGTTTGGGAGCCATCAATCTATCCAGACTCTCAATTCCCAACGTTAAGCCAGCCGTACCATCAGGATCGCTGAAGCGCCGATCAACATCATCAACCCACTCACTAATAACCTCATTTGCAGTCCGCAGCCCGCCCCGCTTGCCTGTTTTGGCATGGTCAGTAACAGCGGTAATCATTTGCTGAACGCTAGCCAGTTTGGCTTCGGTGTCTATACCGTTGTTTGCCCCGACTAATTCAATGCATTGGTAAAGTTTCTCAAGGGTATAACGCAGGATCGCTTTTTCACGAACGATGTGGGCATAAGCGATAATATTCGCAACACTGGGGATACGGCCTATCCCGCCTAAATAACCGAAACCACCCACTTGCTCGAGTAAATTTTTCGCCTCTAAAGCATCACTTAACGTAATTAAATCCGTTGGCTTATGTGCTTTGAGTAATGCCAATATTTCACGATAAATTTGTTGATGTGGACGGCTATAGAATGATTCAGGCTTAACCAAACTAATCACTGCTTGAGTCCGATCCTCGTCCGTGTTAAGCATTAACCCGCCTAAGACAGCCTGTTCAGCTTCAAGATGGTGCGGTGGCAATGTAAAATTATTGGTCATTTGCACGTTCCTCTTTGACCGAAACGTAGCATCGCTCTGTCATCAGATAGTCCAGATTTTTTCTTTTCCAGAAACCACCTCTACCGTTTGGACGATCCTCCAACATCCACCGGCAATGGATACCGATGTATTTCAAATAAGCCTCCCAGCGTTCCTCATTGAATTTGAATTTCTTCCAGAAGTTACGGAGTGTCTTTTTGCGGGTATCAGTCAGGATTTTCACCTCGGGCATTTCAGGCAAAATCTTGTGGTATGCATCGAGGACAGATTGGTATTCCATCCGTTCAGAATTAACGATTATTTGTGTGTCGTCAGGCACTGACGTACCAACACCGTTAGGTGTATTACTCTCTGTTGTATTCTCTGTAGTATTCTCTTGTAACATTTGGTCATTCTGACTAGATGGGATCTGGTCAGAATGACTTGTTCCCAATGGGTCATTTTGACCAGATGCATTTGTAGAATTAAGCAGCTCCAATTGGTCATAATTTATCGAATACCACTTAGTGCGATTATAGGGATCATTGAGCAAAATTTTATGTAACTGACCAACTGAAATTAGTTTCATTTCCAGCAGGTTTGCCAATGTGCGTTTGATCGTACTATCAGACCAAAAGCCTAATTCATCGGCCCATTCAGCAGCCGATTTATAAAACCACCTCCGGCTTTCATGTCGGTGATCTGACCGACATAGCCAATAATGAATCTGCTGAACGAGTATGGCTTCATTGAGGCCAATCTCTTTTGCAAGCGAGGGTAATACTTGCAACGGAGGTTCATTAATTAACAGCTTGGCACTATTCATAATCAGATCCCCAGCGCTTGTGCTATTTGCCGACAGGCAGACTGATAATCGTCAGCGGATAGGTTCATCAGGCGCAGGTCTACTTTCTTCCGCTCATACTGTTCCCACACGCTATATACAGCGACCTGACGCCCTGCAAAAATTGGCGCTATGTCAGCCATGCTTGCCGGTTGCCCGTTTAGCCGGAACCCGTTGCAGTAGGTAATTTTGTCGATAGATGTAAGCATTGGTCTTGCCTCTGTTTTATACGGTGGTCAGCCGGTGGTGCTGTGGTCTGATTGCGTGAAGTGCCGCAACAGCACCCGATATTCTTTGTGACATGTCACAGCCATCTAATAGAACCGCGCTAATTGCTGCGGCAAACTCTCGGCTAGCAATCGAAACCAAATAATTTACGGTCTCGCCATTCACTCTGGCCCGCCGTTCTGCCGGGAGCGCCGCTTTAAGTACCGGTGATAATTCCAAGACCTTGCGCATTGATGCTTTTGAATCCCCGCGCAGCCAACGAAATAACTGCTGCCGGTTGTTGTTGATAGATTTCCAATCAGCGCCGCCCTGCCCGTTTTCAATGGGAGTAAGACGAACCGAACCGGTGTTGATATTGAGCAAGAAAAACATTCTGCTGATCTCGATAGCTACATGCTCCTGCCCCCGTTCTGCGGCCCACGCCTGAACTTCGGCTTTAAGGGCTTTAATTTCTTGTTCCACGTTGCGTCTCCTGTCGCAGAAAATTGATTATTGATAATCAGATTTGTGTGTGGGATTTGACTAAGCTGCACTTTGATACATAGCGGGGTCATATTTCAGTTCGCCATGAGTAATGCGTTCAATCCTCATTGCCTGTTTCTCAGGGATAATTGCCCCCCAACGACAAACCGCTGGATGCTTTATGCCTAAGGCTGTGGCGGTATTCACTACACCTCCAAAAAACTTGACGACATCTTTCTTGTTCATAAGAACTCCTTGTTGAACTCAGATTGAAAAGGTAACAAAAGGTACATAACAATGCAAACACTTTTCACCTCGCTATGGCGTAACATTGGTTACATGAAAACTGAAATGAATGACCGCATCCGTCTTCGCAGACTGCAGCTAGATCTCACGCAAGTCCAATTAGCCAAAGCTATTGGGGTGAGCCGTGTATCAGTGACAAAATGGGAGTCAGGAATAACTAAACCAGATGGAGAGAATCTTCACCGACTGGCGCAAATACTTTCATGCACGCCAGAGTGGTTACTCTATGGTACCGGGGATTTACGTCAGGTTGACGATACAAAAATTAAGCCCCTAGTCGCTGTACCTAATGCCATACCTGTTATCTCATCAGTTCAAGCCGGTGCCTGGACAGAAACCTATTCCGCAGCCCGTATTTCTGATGTTCTTAGATGGTGTAACACCACCGTGAAAGTTTCTGAAAACGCATTTGGTTTAGATGTTCGGGGTGAGTCAATGACCAACCCCAACGGTTCGCCCTCAATTCCCGAGGGTTCAACTGTTATCGTGGAGCCTAATTATGGTTCTATTGATGATTTATACGGCAAGATAGTTGTTGCCGTAATTGATGGTAGTTCCGAAGCCACCATTAAAAAGTTAGTTGTTGATGGCCCTAATAAATACCTAATGCCCCTAAATCCAAATTTCAAACCCATCGAAATCAACGGCAATTGCCGGATTCTCGGTAGAGTTGTGCAGGTCACCCAAGACCTGTAATCAATAGCCCATCCCCCTGATGGGCTTTTTTACGCCCCTAAATGTAACTATTGGAACATTTCCTTATTGACACGAAAGGTAACTATAGGTACATTTATTCCATCAACACGGCACAGCAGCCGATGCGGACAGGCAGGACGCCCACGAAGTAGCTGCCGGTGGCATACGAAACACCGGATGATTCGCAATTTAGGTTTAGTACGTTCTGGCAGCTGGGAAGACAGCACCGAATTACAGACGTAAAAAAACCCACCTAAGTGGGCTTCTTTACCCCGGGTCACCGACCAAAGTTAACCGGGAATTGCTAACGGGGACCAACCCGTTAACAGAGGCAAGACCAACGGCTTACGCCATTAATCTTAAAGTAAGTATATCAGGAGTTGCTATGACAGCACTACAGATAACCACCACGCTCTATATTCATGCTAATCCGCATTCAGCATTGAATGATAACCGCTTTATTGTATGTACATGTGACATGTCACAATCATCGCCAGAATATGCGTTACTCGAAACCCGCGAAATCACTCTGGCGTTCGACGAACCCGATCCATTTGAAATCATCAGTAAGCAGGTTGATTCACTACGCGCTCAAAAAGAGCGGCTTGCCGCTGAATCATATCGGCATCAGTTACTAATTGATGATCAGATTCAGGCATTGCTATGCATCGAGCATGCAACTCCATCGAACATATCTGACGATACCGAAATTCCTTTTTAATTAGCTATACATCAAAGACCAAGATCCGTTTAAAAACCAAAGAGGCAAGACCAACATGACGGTATTTATTTGTTTATTTGAGCCGAAAAAAGCGGCTCTCAAAAATGGGGCTATACCACTGGTTATAGCGCTGGAAGCCATAAATAAAAAAATGGCCTCCGCACTGGCTATCGGTAAATTGTGGGAAGCCTACCCCGCTGCCGGTGATAACTTTGCTGATCCGAAAATCTGTGAGGATTCAGTTGGGCAACCGCGCCCCGCTGTTGGTGAGTTCGATGAGCAGTTCGCCCAGGATAATACCTTTGATGGCAAATTATGGACGCCTAATGCGGTACCGTTGCCTGATGATGATGAGGGTGAAGATAACGATGCAAGCGAGGATATTGCTACAACTCCGGTAGACTTCAACAAACTGGGTATTGGTGCCAAAGTTGGCAGCGCAATATTGTATGGTGCGCGTGACATTGATTCACATGAACTATCACTCGTATATGACTTAATTAATGATGACAATCCCGAACCAGAAATATATTCGATATACATGGCGCTCACATGTATTCCAGCAATTGGCGCAATGTATCCGCAATCAATTAAGAATCTTATTGATGCGATAAATAAGAAATTCCCCAAAATACCTGGATTCAGGGAAATACGTAACTTTGCTGAAAAATGGGTTAATGAACCCAGCAATCGTGACGAATTAACCGGTACTAAAAAAGTTACTCGCATTGACACACCGGCCCCAGATGCACCAATTAAACGTAGCTTTGACCACACCTATAAAACGCTTGACCTCGAAGTCGCCCTCGCCTTGGTGCCTGCTGATTTCAACTGCTGGGAAATCCACTCAGCAGAAATGAAGCAAGCCAAAGAGTTGATGGACAGCAGTGATGATGCATGGCGCAAATGGTCTACCGAATTGCGTGTTCGCAACAATGTGTTATCTATTCCACGTGAAACCATCTTTGAAGTGATCCGCGCTGGTAAAAAGCAAGCTATCTTCCTGACCGATGCTGCAGCACGAAAGGAATTTATCACTCAGTGTTTAGCCGTTAAAAGCCCACAACCCGCAGTAACCAATCTGGGTGATGGCAAGTTCTCTATTGACGGTCTTGTCGGTGGTGAAACACAACCAGCGGCAAACAGTGAAACAAAACTGGCTCTGGTTACCAACTCTGAGCCAGAAACTGAAACAAAATCACCAATTGGTGCAACAGAACAGGAAAATCCCGCACAGGAACCTATCACCGATAATGCCGCTCAACAGGCTAAAGAAACCTTGGATCAGTTGGGTTACAGCGTTTATGCCTCAGATGGTGAGACGTTGGCTCAGCTCCCAGAAACTATGCAGCATGGTGAAGAGGTTGTGTCCGAGAGCAATGCTGATGAGTTTCAGCAGCGGGCCGTCATCATTGAAGAGGATATCTCTGCCCAGCCACAAGATGTTCAGGACAACATGAATCTGTGGCGCTCGGTGCAAAGAACCGATGAACGCTTTACCAAAGCATTCTCAAATAACGGTGGTGGCACGTCGATCAACGGCACCTACATGGTTATGCAAGCGACAAAATTACTTGGGCCTCAAGGTATCAACTGGCGAGTAGAAATTTTAGAAGAGCGCTTTGATAACGGCGCACCTATTATGCGGTCAGTTAAAGGTGCTGATGGGAATTATATTAAAGAAGTTATCCCCAATGGCTCTGGTGGCTATCTGACTGAGATAAATCATGTCATTAAGATACGTTTGATCTATACCCTGCGTGGTGAGCGCGGTGAAATACCTGCATATGGTTGTACCCCATATATCTACAACACCAAAAACGGCCTCACCTGTGATAGCGAAGTCACCAAGAAATCGCTAACGGATGCGACTAAAAAAGCACTTTCACAACTCGGTTTCTCTGCCGATGTATTCCTCGGTCTTTTTGATGATCTCGGATATCGCACTGATAACGCCGCTGAATTCGCTATCAAAAATGCCAGCGAAAAAGCCGGTGACTCCGTTCGCCTGCGCAAAGAACTGGATGAGAAGTTAACCAAAGTCGGCAATACCATTTCTAATGCTGTCACTACCAATGAAGTGAGCAAGATATACGGCACTATTGCGCGCGAAGTGGATGTACATCGCAAAGATGCCGAAGCCAAAGCCGATCACGAACACGCCAATTACCTCAAAACCCGCCTGCTTGCGTTACACCGCTTAACTGAAAAACGGGTTACCGAACTCACCGCACAGGAGCCGACATTATGAGTAATACAGCAATCGCATTAGCCGCAGACCTTTTCAAACTGCAACAGCTGGTTGAGTCCTCTGATGAGCTCACGCCAGAAATGATCGCCGACACGCTAGAGGGACTAGAGGGTGCTCTGGGAGATAAGCTGGATGCCACCTATGTCTTTGTTCGCAACCTTGAGGGCCAAGCTAAGACCTGTGATGAAGAAGCGAAACGTCTAGCTGACCGTAAGCGGTCATTCGAGAATCGGGCCAAATCGATCAAACAGTACGTCCTTAACTGCTTATTGGCCGCAGATAAGAACACACTCAAAACGCCGTATAACACATTCACCGCGCGAAAAGGTGTGGCCAGTGTGGTGATCGACAATGAGGACTTATTGCCAAGTGAATTAGTGACAGTGCAAACCATCGTTGCACCGGATAAAAAAGCCATCAAGGAAGCTATAGAAAATGGCGTTGATGTTAAAGGTGCACATATCGAAATAGGTAGCCGTAGCCTGCAAGTTCGATAATTTATTTGGCCCCGGACCAACGGGACATTATTGAGGCAAGACCAATGCTAAGAAAGACACAAAAACGGCACGAACTGGCCTATATAACACTTCCAGACGGAAGAACGGGAACCATCCACACCGATCGCCGTTGTGATGTTCATTACGATTTTCCTGTAGATATTCGTATCAGCAGTACTCCACCAGAACCAATCACTAAACAGGAGTTTAGCCAATGATCCGCGCTCAACTGGCTGTATTTTTTATTACGGCAGGAGCTGGCTTGATTTTCATCTATGGGGCTCAGATTAGTGCAGTATCAGCCCTTTCATTCGGTAGCGGTTTAGCTATCGGTTGCTGGAGGCATAAAAAGATACCAACCAAAAGTTGATTTTGCTTAATCAGAAATAATGAAACCATCCCGCTAGCATGGTGAGAAACCAATACCAGGGAAATCACCATGCAGCAATGGCAACCAGGCAAACGCCTATTAACCGACTTCGATATTAAGATCGGGAAATTATCAGCCAGCGTACGAAAACAGCAACTCACCGACCAAGATATACAGCGGGCCTGTTCTGAGACCGACAGAGCAATCTCCCTAATGATACAGGGGCAAGACCATGAGAAACGACCACGACATAATCACGAAAGAGGAGATGATTGAGTTGACCGGTCATCACTATAAAACCAAACAATGCGAATCTTTGCACCGCTCTGGGATCTTTTTTATCCTACGTCCGGATGGACATCCGAAAACAACTTGGGGCCATTTTTTAAACCCAATCAGTTTGCGCGGTAAGCCGCTGGAGCCGGAAAAAGAAGAACCCAATTTTGAGGCGATGAACAGTGGCCGGTAAGCGTAAGAACGCGGCCGATAATTGGATGCCTACCAGAGTATTCCGTGGCCCCAGCGCATATAACTTCAAGCACCCGGACGGGCGCACGATAAGACTGTGTGCACTTGACGCAACACAAGCAGAAGTTTGGGTGCATTATGAGAAATTCATTAATGAGAAAAAAGACAAATCAACGCTAAATACATTAGTTGAATCCTTTTTCCGGTCTGTTGATTTCATTGATTTAGCAACCGAGACACAAAAGGACTATCGGAAATATGCCACAAAGTTATTACCAGTTTTCGGTGATATGCATCCCAACAATATAAAACCTGAACATGTCAGAAAATATATGGATAAAAGAGGGTTAAGTAGCCGGACGCAAGCGAACAGGGAAAAAACATTTATGTCTCGCGCTTATCGTTGGGGGTATGAGCGGGGATTTGTAAAGGGAAATCCATGCAAGGGGGTTAAGCAATTTAAAGAGGAATCAAGGGAACGCTATATTACAGATGAAGAATATAACGCCTTATACCAAGCCGCACCCGACATTGTTCGAGTAGCAATGGAAATAGCGTATCTATGTCTTGCAAGACAAGCTGATGTGCTTTCATTACGCAAGGATCAACTCAGAGAGCCAGGGATATACATCAGGCAGGGTAAAACAGGGGCAAAACAAATAAAGGAGTGGTCATTACGATTGCGCGACGCTATCACTCTGGCAGAGTCCCTGCCCTTACAGACAGGTATCAGCAGTGTATACATCATCCGACAAAGAACAGGACTAAGGTATACACGCGACGGTTTTAATAGCCGATGGCGTAAAGCCAAAGAAACGGCAAAAGAGGCTCACCCGGAATTAGATTTTAATTTCACATTCCATGATCTGAAAGCTAAGGGTGTTTCTGATCTTGAGGGTTCGCTCAGTGAGAAACAGGCAATATCCGGGCATAAAAGCATGGGACAAACGGCACGGTATGATAGGAAAGTAAAAATTGTTCCGGTAGTGGGTAATCAGAAGAAGTGATTTTTTATGCGTTAGTTTAATTTTATGTTCCTAAATCATCTTCCTACATGTGATTTCAGGCACAAAAAAACCGCCTCTCGGCGGTTAACGACATACTCATNCACTGAACTATGATTATAAAAACTCAATGCGGCGTTCCCTGCGGAGCTACTATCATGAAACCGAACAGAACTATCTTCATTAAAATTCAATGTGGCGTTCCCTGCGGAACTACTATCATGAAACCTAACTGAACTATAATCATAAAAATTCAATATGGCGTTCCCTGCGGAACTACTATCATGAAACCTAACTGAACTATAATCATAAAACTTCAATGTGGCGTCACCTCCATTACTAACTTCGGAGAACAATAACTCCGAACCTTGATGAAAATTCATCCAGGCATTAGCGGCATTACTATTACCCATAAAGGAAATATGTGTATGATTAACGTTCCATTTTATATCGGTGGCTTCCTCATCTTCAAAGAAGTGGAAATGTTCGTTCATGTCCGTTAATTCAGAGGCTTTACTACCAGTAAATACACAGCTACAGGCTAATGCTATTGCGGATAATTTAGATGGAAAGGTTACTTTCATAACGTCTCCTTTATTTTTCCTCTTTTTTGTTGTAATGGATTTATTCAATAACCATACCGCCGTTATTGAGTGATTAAAATAACTCCTCCTGGTAGAAAGTTATAACCTTTCACATTTTTTGGGTTATTATGCGGAGTAAGATAATTTAAATTAAAATTTTTTCAAGATACTTTAATAATAAATTAATAGCTGAGGAAAAAGAAAATATTTAATGTAACTCAATGTATTGATTGAATTTATTGTTTAATTGATAATAGCCAGAACAACAAAGTAAAGAATTGTATAGAAATGTCGTGTTTTAATTTTATAACAGATTAATAACATAATGATAAAATATTACGTTGAGCTTGATGACAAACTTGGTTTATAGCACAGAGTGGGTCGGGGCGGCTGCACCGATGGGCGCTCCGACGGCTCACGCCATTACGCCCCATTCGACACATTACCCGCTAAAGTCTCTAATTAGTTGAATTGATATATAATATCCGCTTTTGATATTTTCTCATGGCCAGCGTTACTGTTCATAGTACACGATTGTTAACACTCAATGGAGTGCTAGTTAATGAATGCTTCTCTTTATTTAAAATAAAAACTAAATGCAGATAGGATGTTATCACTCTCACTAAATCGTGGGATAAAAGAAACGATGAGTTCTGCCAAAGGAACAATCGAGTGTGTATATAGCGGAGCAGAGAGAGCCAGTTGGTATACATCTTGTTTCTTTGAAAAATATGCGAGTGAATGTCAGGAGATAAAAGCTTAGGATGCAAATAATTGAATCGGGTTATTATAATTTATTGCAAATAAATAACATGGAAATGCTTTACGTCTATATTGAGACTATAACTTCCAAAGCAATAAACAAAATACGTTCAAAGTCTAATCTAACATTTAACGAAGTTGTAGATATACTTAACAGTATGGGCAGGTAATAAAAAGAATATTATATAATATATAACTTTCAACGATACCATTTATTATTATCGTTTTATTTTCAGTTTTCTATGTTGAGTTTTTTCCTGCTCACTTTGGTAAGTTCACGTTAGTAAAAATTGTAATTGTGTTTTTTGTGTCATGCAAAATAATGCCTAATAAACATATCTGAAATAAAATCAATATGATGGCGATCGGGTGCGTTTTTGGTCTGCGCCGTCCATGGGTGAGCAAGTTATGGTGCTCAGTATCGACGGCGAACTCACCACCGGTTTTGTGCTGCCCGCTATCTTTTCGGATGCCAACCCCGCGCCCTCGTAATCGGCTGTTGCCATGGTGATCACCTTCAACATCCTACTCGACGTCATTGCAATCGATAATCAACAGACTGATATTCAGCAATTGGATGCTTTAAAGCGCTACCGCGTGGCGCTAATGCGCATTGACCCCAACACCGCACCAGATATTGACTGGCCGGCTAAACCATAATTTTGACTGGCGATATCACGTTGATGTCGCCTTATATCTACTATTTTTACACCCTATTTATTCCGCACTTTGATTGTTTTTCCTTTCTTATTCCTATCGATAACTCATTATTTTAAATAGAAAAAATGTTTATCCTAAAGTGGTGCGGAGTGATTGCTCACACTGATACCCATGACTATTATCGCCCGATGAAAACGACCCCATCCCCTCACGATGCGCTATTTAAGAATTTTATGACCCAGCCCGCGGCGGCGTGTGACCTGCTGGAGTTCCATTTGCCGCCTGAATTGCGGCAACTTTGTGACCTGAGCACCTTACGGCTGGAATCTGGCAGTTTCATTGAAAACAACCTGCGCGCTTGCTACTCGGACGTGATCTACTCGCTCAAAACGACTACGGGGGACGGTTATGTTTACGCTCTCATTGAACATCAAAGTTCCCCTGATAAACATATGGCTTTTCGCCTGATGCGCTACGCTATTGCCGCCATGCAGAGCCACCTAGAAGCGGGGAACGACCAGTTGCCGCTGGTCATTCCCATCCTCTTCTATCACGGGAAGGTCACGCCGTATCCGTATCCCATGAGCTGGCTGCATGCCTTTAACCAACCCGCACTCGCCGGACGGTTGTACAGTGGTGATTTCCCGCTGGTCGATGTGACGGTAATCCCCGATAACGAAATCATGACCCATCGACGCATTGCTCTGCTGGAATTGTTGCAAAAACATATTCGTCAGCGTGAGTTATCTGAATTATCGGATCAACTGGTCATGGTGATAGCGAGTGGTTACACTACAGAAGATCAACTAAAAGCGGCGATAAATTACATCATACAGGTTGGCGATACGGCAAACCCAGAAGCGTTCCTCCGCAGTCTGGCCAACCGCTTACCGCAGCACGAGGAGTCACTGATGACAATTGCACAAAAACTGGAACAAAAAGGTGAAGCCAGGGGCGAGGCCATAGGTGAGAAGAATGCCACTCTGAAAATTGCCCAAACTATGTTAGCTAATGGTCTTGACCGCGCGACGGTAATGAAAATGACCGGTCTGAGCGAAAAAGAGCTGGCACAAATTTGCCATTAAGTGGCTAGCTAAATCCATACTTTTAACAGGCGATGTTGCCTTAAACGTCGTCTGTTTGCGCTGTTGATTACCCCTTTCCCTTTTTCTTCCTTACTACTTGTTACCTCTTCCATCTTTTAAAGCATCACCGCGATAACTCACTATTTTCACTGCAAAAATGTTTGTCCTAAAATGATGCTGGCTAATTGCACGCCATAACTTCGCTGGGCTATAGTCACGCCGCAGCGGCAAAATCCGCTGTCGGGTTTGGAACCCCGTCTTTCAACAGGGCGCATAACTGCCTAAACGGTTATTATGTGTAGGCACGGCTACATCTGTAAAACAATGGTGAGCTGGGCAGGGGCATCGAAAGATGCGCCGGATTCTCTGTTGACCGGTAGTTCCAACCTTGCCCAGTTCACCACCCCATAAAGAGATTGGAACCTCAAGGTGGTGAGTTTAAAAACTCATACAGAGAGGTAGTCATCATGGATTTGACGACTAAATGCCTATCATTATTTACCAGCAATATCATTGTTATTCCCACACCTGTTTTTTCATCCGCCCCTCTGCTGCCGGAGGTGCGCTATGTACGATGACACTCCCCGCGAAGTAGAAGAACTTATCGACCACTGCCGTGCGTTGATTTACGCCATCGTTACCCTTGATCGTGCCGATGCTAAAGAGGTGCTTTCGCTTATTTTGTGGCAACAGATTGATGCGTTACACAGTACTTATCTGCGGGATAGCGAGGAGGCACTAGAATTAGCTTTCGCCCTCTAACACAACGGATAGGTCACCACTGAAATAGATTTATTGACGGTGAGCCTATCCACAATAATCTTGAATCTGTAGGAGTTGAGCCGTAAACACAATGATATACAAAGGTTACACCACAAAAACCGGCTACAGCACGGCACACCAAAACCTGATTGCCATAGTGCTAATATTGGTGATGTAGTCAGTTTTCATGCGGATAATATCGCTATTCTGCGTATCTGATTTTTTGTGCCACCTCTCACACAACCCCCACTAACTGCCCCGCGCGTAACAATCCGGCATCATAGCCAATGAACGCTTAACCGGAGAAAAATGCATGTCTGCAACCGATTACCACCGCAGTGCGCGCGTCATTGAAATTAACGAAGGCACTCGCCCGATCCGCACTGTCAGTACGGCGGTAGTAGGGATGGTCTGTACCTCCGATGATGCTGACACCACCCTGTTTCCATTAAATACCCCGGTATTACTCACCGATGTGCTGGCCGCCAGCGGCAAGGCCGGTGAAACTGAAGCTGAAACCACGTCCAATATTATTGGCAGTGTTACGCCAGATGGCTGCAAAACCAAAGAAGAGCCCATTATTTACCGTGAGAATTTCGGCCAGCGTGAGGCGATGGTGATTTGGTCTAATTTTCTAAGTTGGGACACCGTAACCAATGCGAAAACCACTGCTTACGCTACCGCTCGCGCCTTGGGCTTGCGCGCCAAAATTGATAATGATGTTGGCTGGCATAAAACCCTGTCTAACGTCGGGGTGAATGGCGTCACTGGTATCAGTGCGGATGTGTTTTGGGATCTGCAAAATATCGGCACCGATGCTGACTTGCTCAACAGCAAAGACATGACCACGTTAATCCGTAAAGACGGTTATCAGGTTTCACCACCAATAGTTCGGGTTGCAATGGAACTGGTTTATTTATGTTGTGCACGCCAAGCGGATACTTTAGATATGAGAAAAGGCCAGTTGATTGATAAAGGGATATTAATACAGCGAAGCAAAACAGGCGTAGCGCAGATAAAAGTTTGGGGACCAAGGTTAACCGCCGCCACAGACCAAGCCAACCTACTACCTTTAAAAAAAGGGATGAGCAGTATATTTGTTCTCTTCCAGCAATCAGGCAGCCGGTATACAAGAGACGGTTTTAATAGTCGGTGGTTGAAAGCAAAAAAAGCAGCTGATGTGAAATATCCAGAACTGGAGTTTAATTTCACTTTCCACGCTCTGAAAGCAAAAGGTATCTCAGATCTAACTGGTTCGCTATATGACAAGCAGGTAATTTCAGGGCACAAAAGCGCATCACAGACCGCAAGATATGATAGAAAAATTAATATTGTTCCTGTTGTGGACGGGCAAGATATGGCGAAGTGATATGGCGAAACAATGGTGAAAGGTGATTTCAAAAACAAAAAAACCGCCTCTCGGCGGTTAACGACATACTCATACTACTTTGTTTTACTTAGATTTGTTTCCATGGTGCCCGGGGCGGGACTTGAACCCGCACAGCCATAAGCCGAGGGATTTTAAAATCCGCGTTTTATTTATTAAAATCATGTAGTTAAATTATAAATAGGAACATGAGCTGATTTTGTTACTCAATAATTTCAGTGAGTTATGCCTTAGTTTAACCGTATCTTCCTAGTGCTCATATGAATAGACAGGGAAATTATGCCCAGCTCCTTTCACCTGCTACTTTCAGAGTTTTGCTCACTCTTATTGCATGGAGTAATCATCCATAATCTAATATGCTGGACAGGGATTAATATGGCAATAACAAGGGAAGGTTATGGATTCATCAAGATTTATTAAAGCTATGGCTGAGGGAATCAAGTCTATCCCCGTGGATTTATATTTGGGGGTTGAGCGAACCTTTCAAGATTTGAATCTTTCAGACGGTGGTCGATATTATCAGCAAAGAAATATGTTTGATGATAAGCGTTTTATAAACGCTTTCAGTAATCTCATTCGCGATCGATATATTATTGCTAAAGTAGCAGATATCATCATTCATGATACGCTCAGCCGTCTACCGGATGAAATAATTCAACAACTGTACCAAGAGCTTATTTATAGTGCCACTGGTAAAGCCACTCGTATGTCTGCTCAAACGCTGATAGCAGGTCACATAAGTGGTAAGGTCGTTAGTGGCTTAGTTGCTGGGATTGCAGTAAAACTTAGTTTAAGATTTGGCACCACCATTATGATTTCCGGTGTCATGTTTCAAGGCATTATGGCGCGAGCATGTGAAGCATCGCGAATATTGGCTAGAGAGAATCCAACGCTTTTTAATAAGCTAAAACCGGATGACTACGATATGTTGTTCTTTCTTTTTGAGAAGCCATTCGAGCGTTTTATTAAACTAAGTAAAATGGCAAAAAATAATCCTATAGCTTTGAGGCATTTTGCAGATGAAATCAAAAGTTATTAATGGGTTATTGCGTTTTGCCTTTGATATAATTGGGACTATAGTGTCATTTGCAGTAGTAGTNACAAAAAAACCGCCTCTCGGCGGTTAA